TGAATCGTACTGAAATGTTGACTATGACCGAGATTTTTTAATTCTTCGTTCCGTCTCTTTGATGAGCTTTTGCGCTATCTCTTGAAAAGCGTCGTTAATGTAGTTTGATTCTGCGTTGCCAGAAACTTTGTGTACATCATCATTGAACCAATGAGTAGCTTCTTTTTTAGACATAATAGCTTTGTCAAAAGCAAGAAAGATAACCTTCACTTTTGAAAATATCATGTTCTCGAACTGTTCCTTGGATTTAACGTCTCCTAGTTCGGTTAAATATTTTGGTGTCGTCTTGCTATCGTATTGAAATTGATATTTTTCGTTATCGGCAATTTGCCCGATACCCACAACTCCTTGCAGTTTTCTAAATTCTTTGTTGTTGGTGCCAGTGGTGCCGAGCCAAAAGAAGCATGGATCATCTTTACGAGGACGAACTTCTTTTCTATGACGCCAAAACATCATCTTGTCTAGCCGTTGGGATTCTTCGTAAACGGTCTTGCAGACTTCAAATGGGAACGTTTTTATATTCCAATTGAAACGAAAAACTTTTGTCATTCTTCTTCCTCTTGGGTTGATTACTTCCAACAGGATAGAAGAAGTTTGCTAATAAATCATTACCAAGCAAAAATAAATCCCACAAACAATCAATCGTGGGATTTGCAACTATGAAAGCGTTTATTTTCTGTTGCGAACTTCTTGACTCAATGCATCTACTAAATTTGCTTGTTCGTTCATCTCTCTCATTTGAGTATTAGACACATAACTCGAGAGAAGTATGGTCTGAGCTTTTGCAATTAGCTTTCTTGTTTCGGTTTTTAATTCTTTATCTTTGACATGAGGTAGGGCATTTTTTAACTCTTTGATCTTCTCGTTTAATTGTTCTCTGGTGAAAAATTCGCCGGAAAGAGTAATGGAGGCAATACTTATGTCAAAAAGCGCTTGCTCTTCTTTTGAAGTGCGTGGTTTTGCAAAAGTAACAGTGGGCAAAATGAGAAGAGAAGACGACAGTATGAGATTTCTTCTTAGCATAATTTTTCCTTGAGCAAGTTGTAGTCAAAATCTTCAACGATATGTTCTTTGAAGCCGTCTGTATGCTGAATAATCGCTTTTCTTTGTTGAGCGTGATTCTTCAGGTACTTATTAAACGGGTCATCAAAGTCAACCACAAAACAGATATTAGCTTGATTTTTCTTGGCACGCAGACCTCTTCCGATACGTTGTCTGAGAGCGACTTCGGCTTTGCCAGCACTTGCGATAATCACCATGCCGACAGCAGGAACATCTACTCCGACATCGAGAATTGTTGAGCCGAGCAAGACCTTAATTTTGCCGTCTTTGAGTTTGTTAATTGCCCGTTTTCGTTCCGCTTGATCATCAGCGCCAACAATAAGCTCATTGGGAATACGAGCGTCATCAAGCATCTCTTTGAGCGTTTTACCGTGGGCAATTTGCTTGAAAAGAATCATCACCGTTAAGCCGTGAGAAACCGCACGTCTTGCTTCGTAAATAATGGCTTGATTACGCTCTTCATTTTCAACAATGCCGATGCGATAGGCGGGTTGCCAAGAAGTCTTCATTGACATGGTTGCAGGTTTCTTAGTCAGATGAACAAACTTAAAGTAAGGCGTTGCAAGAATCCCGCAGTCAATGAGTTGTTTTTCAGTAACAGTGATGGCGACTGGGCCAGAAGATGCCATTAAACGCATATTCATTTCTTCAGACTCTTTCATAAACGGCGTGCCTGTTAAAGCAAGTCTGTAATAAGCGTTTTTGCAGTATTTAAGTAGTTCAAACCAACCTGAAGCTGAAGATTCATGGGCTTCTTCCAAGATGACAAACTCGAATTTCTCAAGAATGGACTTCATAAATTCTTGTCGTTTTCTTTGAGCAGTGAATTCATAGGCGGAATCAGTGGGATTCGGCTCTTTGATGTAGGAATGAATCGTCTGAACAGTAGCAACCGTAAACTTCTTTAGAGACTTTGAGCCGTCTGAGTTTTCAAAACCTAAGTTACCGTCTCCAATAACCGCTACATCAATGCCGAGGTTGTTTTCGACATTTTCCTTCATCTGATACATAAGAATAGAGCGTGTCGTAAGAAACAGAGTAGGGCGATTGATGGTTGCAAAGGCGATTAAAGCAATAAGGCTTTTGCCCGCGCCTGTTGCCGCTCGACAAATGATCTGTCCGTGTTTTAAAAGTTTCTCTGTAACCGTGTACTGATACTCATATCTTGGGTCGTACTCATAATTACCGATTTTCGGTCTGAGCTTGCCCAATGGTTTAGGTAACGGCTTTTTATAGAACTGTACGTCATAGCCTTTTCTCTTCAGACAGGCTCCGACGTAATACATAAAACCTGCGGGAAACGTGCCTTTTGCAAAGTTGAAGAAAGAGGCTGTGCCGTCCCACGTGTGCATTTTGAAAGCAGTTGATTGTTCATAGCCATCCACAAAATAAGTCAGACAGCGATTGACTTCGAGCTTTACGTTTCTGTCTTCAGTATCTACTTTGCACGTTACAGCATTCGCTAAAATCTTTATCGTATTGTTTTCCATTGACATTTTTAATCCATTGCTCTACAATAATGAAGTAGTTAACTACTTATTATAAAAGTTTTAATGCGGGACGAATTAAAAATAGAACAAGTTCCAATCAATCAACTGACCCCCAATCCCTACAACACGAACGTCGTTTCTCCAGACAACGAAGAAAAAATAAAGGAGAGCCTGAGACGATTCGGTCAGTTCAAACCGATTCTTGTACGTGAGCAAGAAGAAGGTTTTGAAATCATTGGCGGAGAACATAGATGGAGAGCCGCCAAAGAACTGGGATTAGATAAGGTCGCAGTTATTAACCTTGGCGAGATTTCCGACGAAGAAGCCAAGAAAATCTCTCTCATTGATAACGGACGTTATGGCGAAGATGACGCTTTCAAGCTATCCGAACTGCTTTCGGGCTTGGGTGACATATCTGATCTTTCGTCTTATATGCCGTACTCTGATCAAAGCCTTGAGACGCTGTTTTCCAATACATCTATCAATTTGGATGAATTGGAAGTTGATGAAGAAGAATTAGAAGAAAGCGCTCCCGCAACTGAACGACCGCCTCAAACACACGTCGTGATGCGTTTCAAAGTTGCAATCGAAGATTCTGAAAAAGTGCAAAAGCTAATCGAAAAGATTATGAAAGAGCAGGGCTACACAGAAAGCGATTCTCTGACGAACGCTGGCGACGCGCTTGTTTACCTTTGCACAAATGCCAAAAAAGAAGAATAAGAGCGACAGAATAAAGCCGCCTGGAATCCCAAGAGAACTCGAAATTGAAGACTTAGAACCACCCGACGAGTCAGAAGATCGAGAAGAATTAAGAAAACTTTTCGCAGAAGAAATAGAAGAACGAGAAAAGGAAAATGAGTTCTACAAGTACGAATGGCGAATTGAAAATTGAATGGTGGCCGATAGAAGCCGTCAAGCCATACGAGAACAATGTCAAGATACATGACGAAGAGCAGGTCGAAAAGATTGCTCAAAGTATCAAACAGTTCGGATTTGATCAGCCCATTGTCGTTGATAAAGACGGCGTGATTATCAAAGGTCATGGCAGAACTGAAGCGTCCCGCTTTTTGGGGCTGAAAAAAGTTCCTGTCTTAGTTCGCAGAGACTTGACCGAAGAACAAATAAAAGCGGCTCGTATTGCGGATAACCGAGTTGCTATCTCTGACTTCGATACTGTCGGGTTGCAAAACGAAATCGCAAGCATTGATTTAGACCTCAGCGGAATTTTCGATAAGAAAGAATTGGCGTTTTTAGAAGCTGACTTGAGCGAGTTCAAGCCGGAAGCCGTTTCAGCAGACCTTTACGCAGATATTGAAAAGAAAGCGACTGAAACCGAAGAAAAGATTATTGAAGCTGATGAAGCAGAAGTGAGAATCGCTGACGCTCTTGGTTTTAAGACGATTAAGGGAGCACAGGAAAGAACTGTTGCTCGTTTCATGGCAAAGATCGAGGGTGAAACGTCTAAAGCTGGCGCCGAAGCCTTTGTTGAATTTGCTCAAAACTACATTAAATAAGACATGAAGAAAAAAGAAACTCAGCCCACCGAAACTATTGACCCTATTGCAGTTGTTGATATGCCGAAAGTTGTCAAGATCGGCTATCAATACTATGAAATCAAAAAAGTTGGCGACCCCGACCACTACTTTAAGAATATGGAAGGTCAAGTCTTCGGAATGGTTGACTACAAGAAGAGCGTCATCTACATCGACGACGGTCTAAACGAGATTGACGAAGCCAATACCCTGTTGCATGAGGTTCTTCACGTCATTCATTTCAATGCAGGTTTCGGCTGTCAGGACGCTACATCTCAGTGGACAAACGAAAATTATGTCGTTGCGGGGATCAATGGTCTCTGTCAGGTGTTTCAGGACAATCCTGATCTTGTCTGCTTCATTCTGAACAATCTTCATGTTACGGGTCTTGGTCTGCAACACGGAACAGTGCAATGAACAGATTTAAAGAGTTTTTGAAAATTTTCTTCTTCATTCTATTTGTATTGTCAGGGGCTTACTTAGTAACAACGGCTATTCCGACAATGCTCAACAGCTCAAACATTGTCTTTGTTTGGCTTGCATTTGCCGCTCCTGTTTCTTTTGTGGCGCTTTGTCTGTATTTCACTTACCTTTTCCTTAAACGATGAAAAAATTTAAAGTAGCTGTACTTCTCGGTTTTCTGCTGGCTTGTGTGAATTTAAACGGTTGCTCTGTTGAAACCGTTCCGGCAGGTAATGTTGGCATTAAAGTCAATCTTTATGGCGACTCAAAGGGCGTTCAGCAGGAAGCTCTTAATGTCGGCCGTTACTTCTTGACTTGGAACGAACAGATTTACCTGTTCCCGACATTCAATCAGCTTCATTCCTACAATTCTCCGTTTATTTTTCAGACTTCGGATGCGATGACGGTTCAAGCCAAGATCGGCATTGAATATCGTGTTAAGCCTGAGATGACAGCGACGGTTTTTCAAACATATCGCAAGGGCGTTGATGAAATTACCGCTACAAACGTAAGACAGAACATCAGCGACTCTTTGATTAAACACGCTTCCAAGATGGACGTGAATACGCTGACGACCTCTGGCAAGACTGATTTGCTGGAAGAAGTCACTAAAGACTTGAAAGCCAAGTTAGACCCTATTGGCATTGAAATTGTGAAGGTCTCTTGGACTTCTGATATGCAGTACCCGCAACAGGTCAGAGACTCCATCAATGCAAAGATTGAAGCAACTCAGCGTGCTCTTTTGAGAGAAAACGAAATCGCTCAGTCTAAAGCAGAAGCTCAGAAGCTCATTGAAGCCGCCCGTGGTAAGGCAGAGTCAATCAAGATCGAAGCTCAAGCAGAAGCAGACGCTATTGCTCTTAAAGCTAAGGCTCTCAGAGACAATCCCGAGGTTGTACAGCTTGAAGCGATTAACAAATGGAACGGTGTTATGCCCCAGTTTATGAGCGCAGACGCCCCGTTACCGTTTGTGCAGACCAAGTAATGACAGAAAGAACTTATCTTATTAATAAGCACTTCTCTACCGAAGTCTCAAGAACCAAGCGTGTTCTTGAGATTGCTGAAGCATTCGGTCTCGGGCTGGATGAAAAAGACTTTGTGGTCTTCGACAATTTGAAGCTACAGATCAACGATGGAGACGTTGTTTACATCACTGGTCAATCAGGCTCGGGTAAATCAACGATTCTGAACGAGTTGAAGAGTCTGATGAAAAAAGAAGGTCTGAAAGTTGCGGATATTGATGAAGCAACCTCTACAGACGAACCAATCATTGATCAACTTTGTCCGACTGTCAGCGAAGCTCTTCAAATTTTCTCTCTCGTGGGTTTATCAGATGCAAACCTGTATCTCAGAAAGCCCAAGGAGCTTTCGGACGGTCAGCGATACCGATTCAAATTGGCAAGGTTGATCGAGTCAGGCGCGCAAGTTTGGTTTGCTGATGAATTCTTGGCAGTGCTTGATCGAGTCACAGCGAAAAACATTGCCTTCAATCTGCAAAAGATTGCTCGCAAATGTGGCGCAACCCTCATAGTCGCTACAACCCACACCGACTTGGTGAATGACTTGGCGCCTGACACCTACATTTTGAAGCGTTACAGAGAGCGTATTGATGTGAAAGTGCGCACTGCTGACGGATACAGAGATATTACGAGTGAATTCGATGGCAAATAAAGAAGTCTATATTTTTTCGAGCGTTACGTGCTCCCCGTGCAGAATGTTAAAGCCGTTGCTGACCGACTTTTGCGACCGCTTTGATGTTCCTCTGACTGTTTATGACATGGATTCCGCAAGAGAAGAATTTATTGCTCATAACGTTCGTGGCGTTCCAACGATTCTGATTGTTGAAGATGGCAAAGAAGTAGATCGTGTGATCGGTCATCAGACGTTCTCTTCAATCGAAGAATTGTTCAAGAAATGGGGCTTGACGAATGCGTGATAAAAGTTTTGCCGAAGTTTGCCAGCTTGTTAGAGACTCCAACATTCTCATTCTTTGGCTTTGTTGGATTGTCTTTCCTCTGATGCTTGTTTTCTGGACATTTGTCGGAATTATTACGCTGATCATTCGTATTTTGCTGTTCGTTTTGGGTTGGATGCTCACCCCTTTCTTCTTGATTTATCGAGCAATTAAAGAATGAAACAGGTTATCTCTGACACCCCTGATATTCTGATTGAGCGTTGGGATGTGCCCAAGAAGCCAAGACTGTCTCTGCTGGACAAGATTTATGTTGAGAAGGGCACGGTTGAAGACTGGAACGAACTTCACGCTTTGCATTACAAAGCTGAAGTTTTGGGCATTTGGCCTCGTTTTTATCGCTGTATGCTCGAAGATCAGCTCATTGGCGTCGGAGTTATGACCGTTCCCCGCATGACGCTTGCGGGCAGAAATGAATTGTTTAAGCACCTCAAACCCAATATCGGGGGTCGAGATACACGCATTATCAATCGACATCGCGCTATTTGGATTAACGCCCATTCATGCACCAACTCTCGACTGGTTTTGGACACTATGTACCGTGGAGTTGGTATCGCATACCGAATGCAGAACATTATGATGCGCATGACAGGGGCGGACTTCGTTGAGTTTCAAAGCTCAATGTCTCGGTTTAATCCGTTTGCTCAAAAGGCTGGTATTCAGTTTGCACCACCGAAAAGAACAGTTAATTATCAGGCTGGTTTGAAGTGGTTCCGTCGTTGGTTCAGTTGTATTCCTGCTGATTTTGTTGCAGTTTATCAAGAACTCAATGAAATGAGCGAATTTGAACGAAATAAATGCATTGAAGAGATGCGTACCTTCTACTGGAAGCATTCCTCAATGGAAAACAGCGGAGATAATCGACTCAGGGGACGCACAAGAGTTGATTCTTTGCCGATTGCAAAACTAATCAAGAACACTCAGCAGTTAGTTTTTGCTTTTCCCCTGTACGGCGTCTATTTCAACCCTGACAAGGGCAGAACGGACTTACCGAGCAGAATCCCTATCTCGGCGTTTGATTGTCACAGACTCGATGAACCGCTGAGATTAGAGACATTAAAAGAACTTTCGGAGAAGCTCTAATGTTTCACAATGAACTTTCTCCTAAACAAAAAGTAATTATTGAGACGATTCAGACGTTCAAGAAAGCGAACGGAAGAGCGCCTTATAAAAAAGAATTAGCTGAAAGCCTACCTTGGAAACCGTCTATTCATGCACTTGCGTTTTCGGTCAGATATTTGATTCGCAAGGGTTGTTTAGAAAAAGTTAAGGTTCCAGAAGGCACAAAAATCGCTCGTATTCACAACCAAGAAAGTCAATGTCAACTGATTGACGTTACAGCTTATGGCGAACATTGCTATGTGAATTGCGATTTCATTTATGAAAAGAAAGCTACCGAAAAAGAAGCCGACAAATTTATTTACTCGGTAGAAGAAGACGAATTGCTGACCACCATTGATAACGTTTCTTAGACAGCTAAGAAAGAGACATCTATAAGAATAAGAACAATAAAATGGAAGTCGAAAAAGAATTAGAAGCAAAAGAAGAGCCGAAAAAGCGAACTTCGAGCCGATCTTTGAGTGCTACAGAAAAAAGAAGATTAACGGCACTTTATGAAACTGGCGAATTTACACCCGCTCAGATTGCTAAAGAGTTGGGTGTGCCAAAGTCTGTCGTTTCCAACTTCATTAGTAATCACGGAATTAAGAAGGGTGCTTACGCAGACGAAGTACAAAAGTCTGCAATGAATAAGGCTAAGACAATGGCGGAACAGGAAGCAACACTTGTTGCATCCCGCATTCGTGAAACCAAAGAAGACCATTACAAGATGGCAATGGGCTTGGCAAAGCTCACTTGGGCCGAAGTCGCCATTGCCAAACAGAATGGGAAGGCCTTTGCGTCGATTGCGGGCAACTTAAAAGCTCTTGAATCTGCCGCCAAGACATTAGCCATCACTCGTCAAGAACGTTGGTCAGTGCTCGGCTTAGACAAGGACGATAAGAACACAGACGCATTGCCAGAACTTGTTTTGACTGAGCTTACAGCCGACCAGATTGAACAGATCAGAAATTTCCAAGAAGAAGATTCTCTCGAACTGCCCGACGAAGAATTGAACAAACAGTTTGCCGAACGAAACAGTGTGATTGATACCGAAGCTCCTGATGACATCATTGGAGGCGAAGAATGACAGAAGAACTGAAGGTCAGGGAAGAAGAGCTGAATAAAAGAGAAGCGGAGCTGGCCAAGCAAGAAGAAAAGAGATACTTGCAAGAGAAGTTAGACAGAATAGAACTTCTCTTAGCAGAATACGAAGCGTCTTTGTATCTTCAGGGTCCTGTTAAGAAGGAAAGTTCGCTTTTTGGCGAATTTGTTGAGACGATAACTTACCCGTTCAAAGGTATTTTCTGATGGGTAAGGAAAAACGAAGAATAAGCCTTTCGCTTCATCCGAAACAGATGGAGGTTTATCAAGACACCCATCGTTTTAGAGTTGTGGTTGCGGGAAGACGTTGGGGTAAGTCGTACCTTTCCCGTATGGAAATGATTGCCCATGCGACCAAGCCTAATCAGAAAATTTGGTATGTAGCCCCCACGTATCGTATGGCTAAACAGATTATGTGGGGCGATCTTCTTGACGCTTTACCAAAAGATTGGATTTCAAGAATGAATGAAACCAATATGATGGTGGAGTTGGTCAATGGTTCGAGAATCGAATTAAAGGGCGCCGATAAACCTGACTCACTTCGCGGTGTTGGCTTGCACGGTCTGATTCTCGATGAATATCAGGATATGCGGGAAGAAACTTGGACTCAGGTTCTCCGTCCGACATTGGCCGATAAGAAGGGTTGGTGTTTATTTATCGGGACTCCGAAAAGTTACAACGTACTTTATAAAGCCTACAAATTAGGTCAGCCTGGAGGTGCTAAAGACTGGAAATCTTGGCAGTTTCCGACGCTAACTTCTCCGTTCATTCCTTTAGCTGAGTTAGAAGCGGCTAAAAAGGATATGGACGAAAAGTCGTTTAGGCAAGAATTTCTCGCGTCCTTCGAGAGTATGGCTGGTCGTGTGTATTACCCATTTTCACGAGCCGTACATATCAAGAGTTGTCCCTTCAACCCAAAACTTCCTGTTTGGGTTGGTATGGACTTCAATATTGACCCGATGTCTTCGGTAATTCTTCAGCCTCAAGCAAATGGTGAACTTTGGGCGGTTGGCGAGATCGTAAAGATTGCCTCTAATACTGAAGAAATGGCTTGCGCTATTGAGCAGAAGTATTACCGTTGGCAAGACAGAATTACGCTTTATCCCGACCCGGCTGGCGGAGCAAGACAGCATGCACGTGGCGAAACCGATATTGATATTTTGAGAGAACACGGTTTTAGCCGTATCAAGTATCGCAGACAGCATCCAGCGATTGCTGACCGAGTTAACTCAGTAAACAGAATGCTAATGAGCGCCGAAGGGAAGATCAGACTATTTGTTGACCCTTCCTGCACACACTTGATTAACGCCCTTGAACAGACGCTTTATATCGAAGGTTCGAGAGAGGTCGATAAGTCGGCAAATATAGAGCACTCTGCTGATGCGCTCGGATATGCGATTGAAATTGAATACCCGATCAGAAAGCTCAATGTCGCAGGTTACTCACGATAATAAGAAGAATAAATGACGAAAAATTTTGAGAAAGCAGGCAGTGTTACTTACATTGACCCGCAAATTGATTCAAGCTCTACAGCCAACCCCTTTAAGAATCTGATTTCCCGTCGTCATCCTTTGTATGACGAAATGGTGACTAGTTGGGACTTTTTTGAATCTACTTATCACGGCGGTAGAAAGTGGTTTGATGACAACATCTTCAAGTACATCAAAGAAGGTCAAAAGGACTTTGAAGATCGACGGGAGCGTGCCTATCGATTCAATCATTCTCGGGAAGTTGTCGATCTCGTTACAAAGTACCTTTTCAAACAAAATGTTGAGCGTTCTGAAGACGCTCCCGAGGGCGTAAAGCACTTCTGGAAGAAAGCCACTAAGTTCGGTTCCGACATTCAGGATTTAGCGAAGCAGATTGCCAAGAACACCTCCATTTACGGTCGTATTGGCATTGTGATTGATAACGAACGAGTTTCGAACGGTGTTTTGTCCAAAGCAGATGAAAAGTCTTTAAAGATTCATCCTTACGCTTATATCGTTACACCTCAGCAGATGCTTGATTATTCGTTCGACGTGAACGGAGAGCTTTCTTGGATTTTGATTCAGGAAGTTGTACGTGACGATGACGACCCTTTTACTTCCAGCGGGAAAGAACGTGTTCAATATCGTCTCTGGACGACAAACGATTGGTTCGTTATTGCATATAACGACTCCCGCAAGATTTATGAACTAATTGATCAAGGTGAACATAGTTTGGGCATTGTGCCTGTCGTTCTTGCCGATCATCTTCTTTCTGACGAAGAATACGGCTCCCCGAGTATGCTTAACGATATTGCGTTCTTGGACAGAGCCACAGCGAATTACCTCTCTAACCTTGATGCAATCATTCAAGATCAGACATTTTCTCAGTTAATTATGCCGACATCGGCTTCTGGCGCAGACAGCGATGTTCAGGACAAGTTAATTGAGATGGGTACAAAAAGAATCTTCACTTATGTGACAGACGGTTCTTCGCGTGCTCCTGAATACATTTCACCTGACCCCAAGCAAGCTCAATTGATTCTTGAGGTCGTAAACCGCATTGTTTCTGAGATTTATCACACGGTCGGTCTTTCAAGTGAAAGAACCAACAAGGACAATGCGGTAAGTAAAGATAACAGCTCTGGCGTTGCGAAAGCATATGACTTTGAGCGTGTTAATGCCTTGCTCACCGCAAAGGCAGACAGTCTTGAAGTTATCGAAAACAAGATTGTCAAAATCGTGGCTCTTTGGTGCGGAGAGAAGATTGACGAGGAAAAGAACGAGCACAAGAGATACGTGCTTTATCCCGACAATTTTGATACTCGTGGTTTGTATGACGAGTTCGATATTGCCTCTCGTTTAATGCTGATTGATGCTCCTGACGCCTTAAGACGCGAACAGATGCGTGCCCTTATGGACAAACTTTTCCCAATGCTAAAGAAGAGCGTTCGTGAAGAGATCGAAAAAGAGTTGAAGAAGTGGCCGATCTCTATTGAAGAGATGATGGCTAATCCGACAACTATGAGAACCGCTTCTAATAATTTGCGAGACCCAACACACACGCTTTACAAAACTCAAAGCGGTAAGGGCGACGCAACAAAGGGAGCAGACGGTTCTACAACCGATAACAAGCGTCCAGTTGCGAACAGACGACAGGGACAAGTAACCAAAGATACTAAATAACAATAAGTCAAAGAGAATTGACAAGGAAAACAATGACAACCAAATTCAAAATTTTTGCTGGCAGTGACGGCACTTCTTCTGAAAATCAGAAAGCTGAAGATAACGACAACAACAAACAGGCCGAACAGCCGAAAGAAGACCCCAAACCTGATGACACTCAGAATAAAAAGGAAGGGGAGCACGGAATGTCTGAAGCAGATCACAAACTGCTCAAAGACATTATGAAAAAGAAAGAAGAGCTGAAGACTGCTCAGGCTCAGATTGCCGAATTCAAAAAGAAACTCGAAGAAGTTGAAAACCTCGGCGGTATTGAGAAACTTTCTGCCATGCTGAAAGCCGAAGAAGACAAACAGAAGAAAGAGCTTGAAGCCAAAGGCGAGTGGGAAAAGCTCAAAAAACAAATGAGCGACGATCACGTCAAAGCCATGACTAAGATTCAGAAACAGCTTGAGGCTGAAAAGGCCAAGAATGTTGAAAGCGAAAAACGCATTATCGAATTGACCATCGGTGCGAAATTTGCAAATTCTCAGTACATCAACGAACAGTTGACTTTGACGCCGAGCAAAGCCCGCGTCATTTATGACGATTATTTTGATTTGGTTGATGGTCAGGTCGTTGGTTTTGACAAACCTCGTGGTCAGAAAGACCGTGCGCCTTTTGTTGATCAGTACGGAAATAATCTTCCGTTCGATTCTGCAATGGAAAAGATTATCTCTGCTGACCCCGATGCAGATTTCTTGTTGAAATCCAAGATCAAGAGCGGTGCTGGTTCTTCTTCCAAGACTAAATCTGTTCAGGAAACGACGAAGGGTCTGACGACAATTGAGCAGATTGCCAAGGGTCTTTCGAATTTAAAATAAAAACCTTCTAGTTTAAATACCACTTGACAAAATGTCAAATTTGTGGTATAGTGATGCAAAAATACGCCAAGAGCCGTTCGGTCTCTTGGCTCTACTCAGACAAAGATTGTCGATCAATTTCAAAGAGTTAGACAATCTGAAAGCATAAAAACAACAACAAACTTTCATTGTCTCGCAAATCCTAAAGCGACCTAGGCACGAAGACAAAAAGTCTTTAAGGAAAATAATAAAAAATGCCTTTACTTCGCGCAGAAGCCGAGAGACTTTCTAACAACACACTTATCTCCGGCATCATTACTGAAATTATTGATCGTGATGATCTTTTCTCCATTCTTCCCTTCGTAAAAGTAAACTCTAAGGCTTACGTTTACAACCGTGAAAACACTCTTGCTGGTGCATCTTGGCTTGACCCGAACGACACGGTTACGGAATCTGCTTCCACCTTCACCGAAGTCGTTGCCAAACTTCGTATTCTGATTGGCGACGTTGACGTTGATAAATTCCTTCAGGCTACTATGTCTGATCACAACAATCAGCTTGCAATTCAGATTGCTAAGAAAGCCAAGGGAATGGGCCGTGAATTCTCCAAGGTTCTGATTCAGGGTAACTCCACCACTAACGCAAAACAGTTTGACGGTATCGCCAAGCTCGTTACGTCCGATCAGACTATCGACGGAAAAGCCTCTGCACTGAACTTTGCAATGCTTGACGAACTGCTCGATAAAGTCCCGAACGGTGCAGACGTTCTCGTTATGAACCGTCCGACAATTCGTGCATATCGTCAGATTCTCCGTGCTACTTCTGGCACTGACGCTGTTATGCAGATGCTTCCTGCTTTCGGTCATCACATGCTTGTTCATCAGGGTATGCCGATTCTGATGAATGAATTCATTCCGATGGAAACTGACGGCACCTGCCAGATTTATGCTCTCCGTGCGAACGAACTCGACGGTCTGCATGGTCTTTATGGCGGTGAAAACGCTGGTATCGTTGTTGAAAACATCGGTACTGTTCAGAATAAAGACGCTATTCGTACTCGCTTGAAGTGGTACTGCGGTCTTGCTCTGAAGTCCACCAAGTCTCTGGCTTGCTTGAAGAACGTTCAGATTGGTGAAAAGCCGACAACTGGCGGTTCTGGTAGTACTGGCGGTAATCAGGGCGGTACAGGCGGCGGTAACTAAGCCCCAACTCACTTTTTGAGTTAAATCAAGACACGGGCGGGAAACTTCCCGCCCTTATTTGAATATTCTCCATGAAACTTAAGATTAAACAAGACGGCTTGTGCAATTACACGGGCCATCTGCAAACAATTCACTTCACGAACGGAATCTCTGATCGTGACGTGAAGCACAACGAAGCAATTCGCATCTCTGTAGTCATGGCTTGCGTTTGGGAAGACGGCTCTGAAGTTTCAAGAATTATTGACAACACTCAGATTTCTGCTCCTATCGGACGTGTTACGCGCGACGTTTTTGTGAAAACTGAGGTTGTTGCAGGAAACGACTCCGATCATCCCGAATTCATTCATCACGAAGAAAAGCCCAAAGATGCTGTAAGCAAGACAATTGTCGAAGTCTTGCCTCCCGCAGAAGAAGTCCCCGAAATCATCATTCGCTACACCCGAGATGAATTGGAAAAGATTGCGGATGAAAAGGGCATTAACGGACTTCGAGATGTTGCCACCCCGTTGGGCATCAGAGATACCTCTATTCGCAGACTTATCGAAAGAATTTACGCCATTGCGGGCAAAGAAGAATGAACGTTTTTATTTCAGGAAATGTTGTTGAATCAAACATCGCACTAAACGATGACGCTGGTAATCCTATTGCCGATGTTGTCGCGGTCACCTATCGTGTGATTGATTCTGAAAACAACGAATTAGTTAAACCGATGGTCTATGTGCCAGACGGTGATGATTATCCTGAAACTAAAGAAGAACCCGCAGAACCCGAAACTCCCAAAACTCCTGAAACGCCCGAAAATCCCGAAGAGGCTTTGACAGACGAACCAGCTCAGAAAGAGCCATCTGAAGAACCTTCGGAACCTGTTGGAGAAGAGACTATTTCAGAGGTAATCGTTCAGACTTCTGAAGAAGTCAACACTTTAAAAGAAGAAACTTCGAGAGATATTCGCATTATTTGCTTGAAAGCAAAAACTAAATCAGGTGCGGTTTTTTCTCTCGAATATGCTTATGGATTGACTATCGCCGACCCGCTGACTGTCGGAGTCAACTCTTTCATGACATATCGTCAAGCCCAAAAAATGGCTATGGATATGCCGAAACTTAACAACTGGGAATCCATGTCTCAGTCTCAAAGAATCTCTGCATTACTCGAAGCGAAACAGAGAATTTGCAGATTAGCTTTTGACTTTGGTCAGGTTCAGCTTGATATGACGAAACAAGATTACGTCGTTCAAGCCGCTGGCAAGCCAAGATGCGTACAAGTCGGAGAGATTTTCGGAGTTTATGGCGGCTCAGTGAAGTTGGAAGACTTGTCTGTAGAAGACTTTGAAACTCTTCCGACAAAATTTAAAACCGCTTTGATGCAAGCTCAACTTGCTGAAGCCAATGATGTATTGGAAGTTGACTCTATTGCAGAAAGACGCAGACAGGGCTTGATTCTTGAAACCATCGGTGAAGTTAAGCAGATGTTCTCAAGCATTATTCCCGCTCAAATGGCTGTTTCTTCTAAGGCAATGAGTTATCTGTCCAGATATCTAGCAAGCGGTAAAAAGATTGGTAGAAGTTAATGACTAAAATTCTTGGTGTCTATTTTCCTAAAGACGCAGACCTTTACGCTCAAAGACAGACGAACATCTACGAACAGTTTTTGAAAGCGTTAGAAGCAATCATCTTCGGTATTCGTGGTTCTAATATGCCGATTACACCGAGCGTCATTAAGAAAGCGGAAATCGAATTTGAACGACATAAACAGATCGCTATTGATCTGTTGAGCGAAGGTGATATGTTATATCCCTTCGAGAATGCAAAATTCTTACAAGCTCTGTATGTGCGTGAAAATAGGTTCTTTGAAGCGAATAAAGCAACCTTTTTAAGCGCTATTAAGTTCGGAAGTCTTGAGGTTTATCACCTCTTTGAAGCTCATGGCGGTTTCGGACTTCTTGCACAGCAGAAATCAACTGAGATCAGATGGACGATTAGAAGCGCTAACGGTTCAAAACTTGATGCTTGTAAGGCTTTCTATGTCGATCACAGAGATTTTGCCTATCAAACGTTTATCGACATGATCGTCGAAGAAAACCCCGACGCAACTGAATTTGGCGTTACGTTTGAAGACCCGATAATGCTTGCGTTTAATACTGAAGCGATTAAGCGTAAAGACTTAGCAGATCGAAACAATGAGCGCAGAAAGAAGTTCTTCCACGTCGGTTCAAATAACTGGATTTCTGGAGCAGGGAAATGACGCTTTTTGTCCCTAATCAACGGTGCGTCATCGTAAAAATGAGCGCTATGGATATTTACGGACAAAAGCATGTTGATCGAAGAATCAACGAAAATTGCGCCATTTTGAAGTCTAAGAAGAACTCCACAAAATCTTCAGTACGTGCAGACTCCTCTGCTTCACGAGGCAACGCACAAGAGATTACAGCCGATTATTGGCTGATTTTAGAAAAGAATACACAGGCTGAAATCGATGACCTGATTGAATTCAGAGGTCTGAGATTAAAGATCATTGGTCTTCATCCGAGATTTAGTATCCGAGGAGATCACGATCACACAGAAGCCACGTGCAAAATTTGGAACGAAGCGAGCGACGAATGATTGATTTTTTGGCATTAGCAAAGCGACTTGAAGAGAAGGGTTGCGGAAAATGCGCAAAAGATATTTTCGTTGACACCTTACCCTCAGAAAGTTCGACGGGAATCGTACTTCGTTCATCAATTTCTGGCGACATAATCGACTATGAGCTTCCAGGATTTATGAAAGCGACTTTTCGATTGATCGCAAGAGCGGCGAATCACGGCATTGGACAAGAGATGCTTCAAAAGGCTACTGATGCGCTTTACATAGAGCAGTCGGAGGTTGTTGGCAGTATGAACGTTCGCGTTTGCAGACCGATCACCACTCCAATGATTTTCCCTTTGTCAAACGGTAATTTGCGTGAGTTCTCAGTAAATATGCGAATTATCTATGACGAACTTCCGCCTGAAAAGGTAGAACCACCTTCAATTTCAACAACAAAAACAAGAAAGAAAAATGGCAAGTAATACAAAAAATGTAAAACTTGGCGTATGCCGTGTTTATTTCGGTGACAAAGAAGAAGACCTTGGCTATACCAAGGGCGGTGTTGATGTTTCTATTGCAACAGAAACACATGAAGTTACCGTTGACCAACTCGGTAATACTCCAATTAACGAGTACATCACTGCTCGTACCGCTGAAGTGACTGTTCCTTTAGCCGAAACAACTCTTGAGAACGCTGTCAAGATTATGCCTGGCGCAAAACTTCTTACAGACGCGGAAGACACAACGAAGCGTTATGTTGAAGTTCCGACTGGTTGCGGTCTGTCCTTGCTGGACTTTGCTCAGAGACTTCGTTTGCATCCGATTGCAAATGCTGAAGATAATCGTGAAGACGATTTCATTCTCTTCCGCTCTGCCACTCCGGGTCAGATGGATTACTCCTATAACGTTGATGAAGAAAGAGTCTTCTCCTGCACCTTCAAGGGTTATCCTGATGAAGACGGCAAGCTCTTTGCTTTAGGTGACGTTACCGCTATGGCAAGTGGAGAAGCACCCAAACCCGATGAGGGAGACAAAGGAAATTTTGATTCTGCCGCCACTTACGACACTCCCGTGACGGGCGTTTATACAGGTATTCTGCATGACGCCTCTAATACCGTTGCAGATAATGCTATCTGCACTGGCTATTCGGTAGTCGCTAAGAGCAACGGCGGCAATCAGGTCAAGGTTTCCATTAGCGCAACTGATGTTGTCAATCACCAAAATGGTCAGGGCAAGATGGGCCATTGGGTTGGCTTTGCAATTGTTGCTCCGACAGGTGTTGACGGCTTTAAGTATGCCAAGGGCGCTGACGGCGTTTTAGGCGCAGTTAACCCGCTTGAAGAAAATGTAAAAGATACAGAAAGCGGTTTTGCTATGTATGTTGACCATACTCAAAACGGCATGGCTGACTCTGTTATCAAGTTGCAGTGGACTAAGGGCGGTGCAGACGAAGGGGCTATGACTTACTACGTCATCGACACTTCTGGCGTAACTAACGCTTAACTTCAACAATTATGGCGAAGACCCCCAAAAAGATCACCTTGAAAGAGGTGAACAAGGACGAATGGGGGTCTTTGTATTTGCAGTTAGAAAAACTCAAACAAAGAGTCCCCCAAGCTGGCAAAATTCATCTTTATAACGAAGCCCAAAGAATCCGCCGTATGGCTAGAGATATGGCCCCGCTTGATGAGGGTTATTTGGAAGAGGCCATCATAATCGAATCCTTCAACCGAGAGGGCGGGACTGGACAGCTCCGAAATGAACAGGGGCAGTTTGAATCAAACACTTTCATTATTGGTGTCGATGCGAATGCTATGGCCGACGACAATATGCGTGTCGGAGATTATGCAGTTGAGGTTAACGAAAACCTTCCTCCGAGCGTTGGGGCACCTTGGTTTAAAGGCAAAGGAACATTAGCCAAGCAAGAAGAAACGGGTGTCGAAGCTGGCGGTATGTTTATGCGCCGAGCCGCGGATTGGGCTATGGCCGAAGGTAACATTGTCGGAAATCTCAAACAAGCCCTAAAGAAGAGAATCAAAGACTTCATCCGACGCAGAAAGTAATTGATTTTATTTTAAAAAGATGCTAATATAAGTAGTTAATTACTTACTATTAGTCAGTACAAAAGAACAACAATAAATGGCTGGCGTTTACGATACAAAAAACATCAAATTAGGCGTTTGCCGAGTTTCTTTCGGTGGCGTTGATCTCGGATACACCAAAGGTGGTGTTGACGTTTCCATTACTACAGATACTCATGAAGTAAACGTTGATCAGTACGGTGATGCTCCTGTAAACGATATTATTACTTCCCGCAGAGTTGAAGTAACGGTTCCGCTTGCAGAAACGACGCTCGAAAATGCCATTTCAATCATGCCTGGCGCATATCTTGTCACAGACAAAGAAGATGCGACCAAACGCAGAATCGAGGTTCCTACTTCTATCGGAACTTCTTTAATCGACATTGCTCAAGAACTCGTTCTTCATCCTGTAACTAATGAAAGTTGGGAAAGAGAAGATGATTTTGTGCTTTACAAGTGCGCAACTTCAGGTTCAGTCGAATTCAGCTACAAGCATGATGAAGAAAAGATTTATCCAGTGAAGTTCAAAGGTTACACAGACGATAGAGGAAGACTCTTCGCTATGGGTGACATCACTGCAACTGCTTAAATTTTATTGTGCAGGTTGCGATAAGAAGAAAGAAAAGGGCAATCTGCACATTTTTTTAACAACCTACCTTTTCAGATAACAATGACAAAACTCTTAAACATTGACACCATTGCTCCCCTTGAAAACCGTTCCATCACGCTGAACGGCAAGACTTACAAAGTTTCCGAAACAACCGTTAAATTGTTCTTGGAAATTGCAGAATTTGAAAAGCAAAACGCAAACGTTGAAACACTTCAAGATCAGATCAAAGCAATGACGACTTTAATTAGCAAATTCATTCCTGATCTGCCTGAAGACGTGCTGATGGGAGCAACGATTGAACAGCTCGGTACGATTGTTCGGTTTATCCGCAACGATATCCCTGACGAAGAGTTAGAAGGGGCGGTAAAAGCAAAAGAATCTGCTGAGACTACTGAAGAGGCGACAGCAGAGGGAAAGTAACACCACCGACAATTGAAAGTATCGACTTCGGATACTTCTTTTGTCGGGTTATGCACTTTTATGGAATCGGCTATAGAGAGTTACTTTCTGTACCGATTCGTTTTTTTTGGACATTAAGTTCAAATATCGACCGCATACAAGCGTCGTTTGATGTCAGAACCCTCAGTCTTCAGCACGTGGCTGTAGCTACTGGAATGACAGGAGGAGAAGGGGTCAAGAAATTGCGTGAAAGTCTTGAAATGCAAATTGGCGAAACGCAGAAGGTTAAATTTGACCCAATGAGCGAAAGGTTAAATCGCTCTCAGTTCAATGAACTGAAAAACACGATTCGCAGACAAAATAATAAGAATAAGAAGCAAAATGACTGGCATAATTGACTCCCTTTCGGTTAGTTTAAGTTTAGATACCTCTCGGTTTCTTAGAAACGCTGACGCAACTAAGCGCAAAATACATGAGGTTGAGCAAGCGTTTAATAATGCCGAAATAGCCAGTCAAAGAACTGGCAAGGCAATGGCTGACAGCTTTAAGCCATTGGATGCGGCTCAAAATAAACTCGCTAAGACACTTCATGGGAACCTTGATAAAACTTGGAACAAAATTGTCGGGGGAGTCGAAAAGGACTTTACTAGCGGGAAGTATAAATTTACCCCTAAATTTATAAAGGCATTCGATGGCTTTTGCAAGCAAATTGAAGTCTTAGACAAATTAGGAAGCAGTTTAGCAAAAGGACACAATCGCATCTCTTTAAGCACCGCCAAATCAATTTCTCGGGGAAAGGGGTTTGGCAAAGAATTCAAACAAATTGATCAAAGAGCAAGAGATGCTTTACAAGTCTATGGTGAAGTTTCTGAACATCTAACTGCCGCCCGAAAGCTCCAGAACAAAATTATTCCTGAACTTCAACAGAAGATGACAAGCATTCTAAGAAGTTCTCCGAAGGGGCGTAAAAAGGGGCCAGAGTATTACCAAGTTAGAAAAGATTTAGCCGCCGCAAATAAAGCACTTCAGAGTAATTTTTCTTATGTCGAACAAAGAAAAGCCGAAAATGCCGAGCAATATTCATTGGGCGCAAAACTTGCCAGAGCTTCCCGAGGCGTCGTTCGTGTAAAAGATCGGTTTGTAGCTAAAGATTCTGAAAGACTGAATTTCATTAACTTGGCTACAGCCGCCAATCTACATGAAGAAAACACCAAGTCTCGTTCTCTTGCAGACAAGGCTAAATTAGACGAGAAAAAGAGAAGAGACCAAGAGACTCAAATTAAACGTTCTGCCAGAAGCGCAGAACGCGATGCCAAACGCTGGGATAGAGAAACAACTCGTTTAATGGGAATAAGAGGCGGTGGTTTAGAAACCGCTCTTATGCTCGGTGGCGGAGCTTTCTTAGGCGGAAGAATGCTCCGAGGTGTTTTTGACAGCGTTGAAAGACTTCAGAAAATTGAATCTCAGGTTGACACTTGGAATCTTTCTAAGAAAGACCGTTATCAATTTGATCTTATTGCTGACAAGATTCTTCAGAAGAATTCTCTTTTATCACGAGCTGAAGCTACAGATGCAACTCTTGCTGGCATGACTTCTATGGGTCACTTTGACCCCGAAGCCTTGAAGAAGGTTCTTCCTACAGCCGTTCAATATGCTCAGGGTAGCAAAATGCTCGGTTATACCACCGACTCAATCTCCGACGTGATTAAGAACTTCTTCGGTGTGGTTGAAGCAAGACAGCAAACTCTCGACCCTGATGCAATGTTGAAGACTTTTAAAACGTTGTGGCAGATTGAGAACGTAACTGGTGGCAAAGTTACTGTTAAAGACTTTGAAACGATTCTGAGAAACCTTGGCCCTGGCGCTCCTTTGATGTCTGATGAAGGTTTGCTGAACCTTGTGGCTTTCGCTGAACAGATTAAAGTCGCTGGTCACGGTGGTGGTGGCGGAGCTGGCGCAGGTATCTCCACTGTCGGTAACTTGATCAAGATGTTGCAGTTAACTGCCTCTGGCAAACCGACATCCATCAACGCCAAGAAGATGATGTCGGAATTGTTCAATATTGGCGCCGACGGAAAAATCTATCGTCTTCTTGATACTGAATCAGGCGAAGTTGCTACTCAGGGCGGTATTACTTTTACTCAAGCAATGAGCGACTTTCAAAATATCGCTCAACAGACGATTGAGGTTCTTAACGGGGCTGATAAAGAAATCGCCAAAGCTGGTTTCCAAGACAAGCAGGGTATGTGGGACAACCCTGTTAAGACAATGGGCGCCATGCGTGACGCATTTTTGCGTGGCACATATCTTGATAGAAACGGCAAATTCGACGAGAAGAAAGCCCGCAGATTTTATCGAGATGATCAGATTGACGCTAAGAATGGTCGTTTAAAGAACGTCACCACGCTTGATGAACAGAAAGCAATTACTTCTTTAATCGCTCAGATGGGCTTCCAGCACCGTACCACTACGGCTATGGCAACTTTTATGAACCCGTTCTTCTTGAAGCGTTCTCAATACACGATTGACTCTTCTAAACGCCAGATGAATCCTATGGAATGGCTCGAAGAGCAGTATGCGAAGGGAAATTGGGGCGTCGCTTCTCAAGAATTCACAGTTGCAATGACCCGTTTAGGCGAGTCAATGAAGCCGTTGGTTGCTGAATTTGCCGACATCACAAGATCGGTTTCTAAATTCATTACTACCATTGCTGAATTTAATGAAAATCATCCCATGCTTGCCATGATGAACGGCTTGCTTGTCACAATCACAGGTATGGTTCCAGCTCTTGGTTTAGCGGCTTTGGGCTTTAAGAGATTGCATGAGGCGGCAGTTGCTGACTTGCAGTTAAAGGGCGTCATGAAAAGACCGTCTGAAATGGATGGTGTTATTCCAAGTTCATACACAATGGCTCATGCTAAGAGTCCGAATAAGCCGTTAATACCCACTCCGCTGAATAGCAAGTTGTTCCCTGTAGGCTATTTTGATAAGGCCTATCAGCCAGTCAGCGGTTTTTGCGACAAGATTACAACCAAATTCACGAAGACATTTGTTTCTGTTGGAAGCATTGTCGGCAAAATTGGCGGGTTGTTCTTAAAGATGTTGCCTGTCGTCGGCACAGCTTTCTTAGCCTTTGACCTTGCTTCGATTGTTGCGGGTTGGTTCTATGACATCAACATTACTGTTGATGGAGAAACTAAAAAGCTCGGAGACATCATTGAAGAAAGATTAAAAGAGCTTAAAGATAAGCTCGGTATGGGCAAAGCTCAAATTCTGTCTGAAGCTCAGAAGCCTTATGTGCAGATGGTTCAGACCCAGAACAACAATGCTCAACTTTTGCAGGGCGCAAAAGCAGTTTTGCAAACTCTTAAATCCGAGGGCTATCAGGGTCAATATAGCGACGATATTGTTGATGAATTTGGAAATCAGCATTCTGGTATGGGTGTTTTGAGTCAGTTAAAGGCTCAAGGTTTGCTTAACGAAAACGCTTTTACTAAAGAAGGTTTGTTCAATGTCGATACTCTGTCTTTGACTCAGGCTATCGAACAGTTAACAAAAACTGTCGAAACAAACAATAAAACGCTTGCTATTGCTCAGGGCAAGACGGGCAAAGGAATTCGCACAGACGAACAAGGAAGAGCGTTACCTGATCAGTCGGTAGCTTCTAAAGCGAACGATAAGATTGCTGAAATGATGTCTGTTTACCAAAAAATCTATGAACAGGCATTAGCAAAATTACAGAAAGCTGATTTTGAGACTGACTTCTTCGGCTATAAGTCCAAAGATGGAAATCGTCGCAAATACAAAGTTGACAACATTCTTGAGCATAAGTACCAAGTACAGCACTATGAAGCATTAAACAAAGAAGACGAAGCCCGCAAAGAAGCAGAATTAAAACGCATTGATGACGTTCTTGAAAAGATTTATGCGCCTGAAAAACTAGCTTTCCAATCTCTTAGCAAAGAGATTAAAGGCAGTGAAGAAGCAATTGCGAAATTCGGCAAGATGCTCGAAGCCCTTGTAGCTAAACAGTTTAAAGCTCAAGGACAATCTGAAATTGCATCCAGCGCTAACGGGGTTGCAAATTATTCATTTGGTCTTGCCGAAGGTGGTGCTTCTGGCGATGTTTCGAGTGTGATGAAGAGCGTCGAAGAAGGGACTTTAAATAAAGCAAAAGTTGTTTCTAAAGACGGTAAAAAGTTTCTTAATGCGATTGACCCGACTAGTTCTGCTGGTAACGGAAAGCCTAAAAATGGAACGGGGACAACTCCTTCTTATTACGTTCCTCAAAACGTTAAATTCGTTAATTCTCTTCAGGCGACTATTGATGAAAATCAAGCTGACCTTGCTTCTATGCTTGCAGGACAAGGCAAGAAGGGCATGGAATATGCGAAAGCCTTTGTTCTCGCTAAGTTGCTGAACGGCGGTCTGTCTTTAAGCAACAAAAATCCGCAAGACTCTCCTTATTTGAAAAAGAAAGGTGATCTTTCAGCAGATAATGTTGATTGGAATAAAAAAGACCCTGTAACTAAAAAGACATTGATCGAACTTGCCGAAATGAAGCGTTTGGCGGAACAAAGCAAGTTAATGAATCAAGCAATTACAAAGATTGCTACAGAAACAGCTCAGGCAGAAGAGAACTATGAAAATGCCGCTTTTATTTTTGAAAACGGCGGTACTGAAAAGTTACCTTCTGCTGTAACAAGTTTCGATAGAGCGGTTGCCAAAGCCCTTACTCAAATCGACAAGTCTTCCAAGCAATTTGAACAACTCGAAGCCTATTCACTTTTGGGCAAGTTAAGCGTTGGCTCCTCCGCAATGCTTCAAAAAGCGGTAGAAAATAGAAAAACCACGCTTGAAATGCGAAAGGAGAGAGAGGGCTACGGTCTGAACTCTACACAAGCTAGCAAAGTTGCTTTTGATAGAGAGTGGGAAGAAAATCGAGCGAATATAAATGCCGAGATTCTTCGCCAAAGAGATGTCATTAAGGCAGCCGAAGCCAACAAGAGTCTTAATGCAGAAGCGAAGAAGCAAGAGATTGACAAGGCTAATAAGGCCATTCTTGATCTCGAAAATTCTTTCAATGATCGTTATGCAGAAGCTCAAGAGAAGTGGCTTAGAGATAATGCAACCGCTGGTCAGCGATTAGTTCTTCAGTGGACTGATCTCTCAACCTCTCTTGATGAAATTCAGTCTGAGATGATGAATGGATTCATCGACATGACCGAGCAGATGCTTGACGGTAATCTCGATTCTTGGCGTGATTATGCGTACAACCTTTTGAATCTTATTAGAAGACAGATTCTTCAGGCTTGCTTCTCACCGTTGCTTTCTGCATTCACGGGCGGGCTAAATACAGGCTTGGCAACTCTATTAGGCGATACAGCAGAAGCGCGACGTCAACAAAGCAGTATCGGACAATCAAATAACATTGGAGCGAGCATGCTCAATTCAATGACTAATCCGCTATTGTTTGGAGTTTCTCAGCTTATCGATTACTTTAAAATTCCTTCTGTTAATTCTCCGTTTAATCTCGCAACGAAACCTAATGCTCAGGGGCTTTATGTTTCCCCAACCAATGGTAACGCTTCTGTTGGCGGCGGTTACGGAATGTCGGTTTCGCCTAGCCAATATCAGCAGTTTGGAAACTATAACGCCTCTTCAAATGCTGGTTATGGCTCATCTTTAAATTACAGTTTGACGGGACAAAGTGCCATTACTCAACCTACATATGAAGCGGGTTCTGGTTTTGGTATAAACGCAGAAAAGGCTCTTAATAGCTTTAGCGATACTGCTTTAGTTGCTCAATCTAGTTTGATGGGGTTGGACACTCAAGTGGTTTCTAATACAGCTTCTACCTTCGCGGGCATAGGCATTCAAGAAGGCTTAAACGCTTTAAAACTAACAGAAACCGCCTTATCTGAAACGGATAATTTTACACAGCTTACAAGCTCCACAATTCTGCAAGGCTTTAATGCCATGTTAACCAACGCGACCGCTGGACTTTTCACTTTTGCGGCCGCGTTGAAATCCGCAGAGCTTGCTTCTACGATTGGTTCGGCTTTCGCTAACGGCGGAATTATGACTTCCAACGGCGAAGTCAACCTCCATAAGTATGCTAGCGGTGGCATCGCGACCTCTCCCCAGCTTGCTTTATTTGGCGAAGGTTCAATGCCCGAAGCCTATGTTCCTTTGCCCGACGGCCGTTCAATCCCTGTTTCTTTCAGAGGTAATGGAACAGGTGATTCTGTTGGCGGAAACAATATCAGCATTGTTATCAATGTGAGCAACACAAACAATACTTCTACCGAAACTCAATCTTCCGACGCTACTTCGGCGGGTAAAGATTCTTCTGACATGGCAAAACTTGCTAACAGAATCAAGATGCTTGTTCGACAAGAAATTGTTACGCAGTCACGTCCTGGCGGACTGCTTGCAGGAGCATAAATGGAATATCCGAAATTTACTTGGAGTCCAGACTTAGGGGCTACTTGTGAGGAGCAACCATTCGTAAATGTCACCAAATTCGGTGACGGCTACGAGGCTCGTGTGGGTTACTTAATCAACACAACTCCTCGAAACTGGTCTGTAACTTTTACAACAAACTTAGAAACGCATACCGCCATTAAGAAATTTCTGAGAGAGCGGGGGGCCTCTGAGACTTTTGAATGGAAGACGCCTGAAGGGGAGACGCTTCATTTTGTTTGCCGATCATGGACTGGCAAACAAACAAGTTTTGGAGTGTTTGAACTGTCTGCAAAATTTGAACAGGTATTTGAATAATGACGATTCAAACAGAACAACAAAACTTAGCTCCGACAGCTTTAATCGAGATGTATGAGCTTACATTACCGAATGCCGAAGTGAACGAAGAGCCTTTCCGCTTTCATTGTGGTACATCAGGTTTTAGTACGAACATAAAATGGAAGGGAAAAGAGTATGTCGCTCTCCCAATTGAAACCGAAGGTTTCGACATCAACACCCAAGGCAGTCTTCCAAAACCGAAACTCAGAGTTGCTAATGTCAACGGTATTTTTTCCGCTTTGCTCAGGGAGTGCGACGATCTTATTGGCGCTAAGTTGGTTAGACGAAGAACATTCGCTCGATACCTTGATGCTGACAACTTCCCAAACGGGAATGATTCGGCAGACCCTACTCAAGAGTTCCCCGCTGACATTTGGTTTGTTGACAAAAAGACAACTGAAACTCGGTATTTGATTGAATGGGAATTAGCTAGCGCTTATGACCTTCAAGGCGTGAAACTTCCGAGAAGACAAATTATTCAAAACTCTTGTCAGTGGCGTTACAGAGACGGCAACTGTAATTATCAAGGCGCCTTTTACGACAAGAACAACAAACTTACAACTAACGCAAACGAAGACACGTGTCCAAAAACGTTGAAAGCGTGTGAGGTGCGTTGGTATTCCTACGGCGGTCAAGGGTGCATTCTGCCCTTCGGCGGATTTCCTGGAGCAACGAGAAGCTAAATGAAAGTAACTAAAGAACTTTTTAATTTAATGAAAGAAGCGGGAATTAGAAACTTCCCAAAAGAATCTTGCGGCTTGATCTACAAAAGAGGTAAGAAAGGCGTTCCAGTCGAATGCAAAAACATCTCAAGTGAACCCGAACATAACTTCTTAATCTCTGCTTCTGAGTACGCCGAAGTGCTCTGTAAAGGAGAAATCATCGGAGCGTGGCATACGCACTGCAACACCGACGCAAAACCGAGCGACGCAGACAAACAAGGATGCGAAAACACCGAGATGACTTGGTTTATCGGAGAGGTGCATAAGAATGAAAAAGGTGAAATTTATTTTGGCGAGAACATTGAAGTTCTTGTACCTTCTGGTTTTGTTCAGCCTTTGGTCGGAAGAAATTACTGCTATGGCACGTTTGACTGCTATACCCTCCTCAGAGACTACTACAAGCAAGAATACGACATTGACCTAGGAGAATGGGAGCGGGACGAAGACCCTTGGATGAATGAAGAGGGCTACTTTGAGCGCAAAGCCTCTGAGATCGGTTTCCAAAAGATTAACAGTACACCGAAGAAAGGCGACATTTTCTTGATTCAGATGGGCACGAACGGGGCTGACCATGTAGCAATTTATGTTGGAGACGACAAGATTCTTCATCACATTAACAGTCGTTTGTCCAACACCGACATTTACGGCGGTTCTTACTGGCAAATGCACACGCTTTCTCATTGGAGACACAAAGATGTTAACGAAAATCTATCTTGAGGGAGCAATGGGTCGAAACTTCGGCAGAGAGTGGACGTTAGACATTTTCACTCCCATTGAAGCCTTGCAACTCATACAAGCCAATATGCCGAGATTTGGACAATGGATAAGAAATAACGCTCGACGTTATGAAAAGTGCATGATTATCTGTAAGTATGCTGATGGACGCACAGAAGCATTGGACGAAAAGACAATGCTAATGCACAAAGAAGTAGCTGAAATCCACTTCATTCCTTGGGTTGAAGGAGCGGGTAAAGCTTTTCAATATATTGCTGGTGCGGTAATGCTGGTTATCGGAGCTTTAATGTATTGGAACCCAATGGGATGGGCGGCATTTGGAGCAGGCACTGCTATTTGGGGAAGCGTTGCGGTAGCTGGCGCAGGTATGCTTTTAAGCGGAATTATTACGGCAATTATGGGGCGTGTTAAAAGCAATAACAGTGGCGATGATCAAACCTCCTACTACTTTAATGGTGCCCAAAACACAACTCGACAGGGCGTTCCGGTTCCTTTGATTTTCGGTCGTTGCAAGGTCGGTTCAGCCGTTATCAGCTCCACTATTAACGTTTCAGATCAAAGCGTTACTCCGACAGGCAAGCCTGGAATTGTTGAAGTGGTTAAAGACAGAAAAGGCGTTCAATGAAGAATTATGTAGCTGGTGCTGGTGGTAGTAAAGGTAGCAAACAGTCAAACGACAAGAACACTCTTTTCTCGATTGCCTCGCTTCAAGTCTTGGACTTAATCTCCGAAGGTCAGATCGGAGGTCTTGTTGACGGCGCAAAGTCAATTTATTTTGATGATGTACCCCTTCAAAATCAAACAGGCTCCTTTAACTACGATAACGTTTACGTAAAAGAAGCCCGAGGCACGCCTTATCAAGACATGATGCAGGGATATGAAAACACGGTTATCCCTATTGAAGTAGGCGCAGAAGTCAAAAACGGCTTCCCCGTTGTTCGATCAATTACAGAGACAATCGCTGACAAAGTTCGTTGCGGCATCACTATTCCTTATCTCTACAGAGTCGATAATGGCTTAAAAAAGACCTCTATTGAGTTCAAGTTTGAAATCGCTATTAACAATGACGACTTTGTCGATTACGGCACTCAAAGGGTTGAAGGCAAAACTTCTTCTCAGTATCAAAGAAGCTACACGTTTAACCTTCCTCAGCGGGATTCTAAGGGCAAAGCGCCCGAACGTTGGTTAATCAGACTGACAAAGCTGTCTCCCGAAGCGGATGATGACTATGTGGCGGCGTTGAGTTTTACAACGATGTTTCTGATTTCAGAAACAAAGCTCAATTATCCGAACTCGGCCATCATTGGTATCTCTGCGACGGCTGAGAATCTTTCTTCTATTCCGACACGTTCTTACATTGTTGACGGCTTGATTCTTCAGGTTCCGAGCAACTATGACAAGAAGTCCAACACTTATAACGGAATTTGGGACGGCACCTTCAAGATGGAGGTTACCGACAATCCCGCTTGGATTCTCTATGGCCTGCTGACTAATACTCGTTGGGGTTTAGGCGAATTCATTAAGCCTGAGCAGATCAACAAAGCAAAGCTCTATGAGATCGGCCGTTATTGTGATGAACTGGTTGATGACGGCTTAGGTAAGAAAGAAAAACGATTCTCAATTAACACTCAGGTTACTGAGCGTTCTGAGGCCTATGAGTTAATCAACTCCATTACTTCTGTCTTCAGAGGTATGACCTATTGGGCTATGGGTCAGGCAAACTTCACGTGCGATAAGCCCACTGAGCCGTCTGTTCTTTTTACTCAAGCCAATGTTGTCAACGGAGAGTTTCGTTACGCTGGTTCTTCCAGAAACGAACATCATTCAGTTGCTTTAATCACTTGGAACGACCCCGATCAAAACTACAAACAGGTTGTAGAGTATGTTGAAGATCGAGAGCTGATTGAAAAATGGGGCGTTAGACAGTCTGAATTAACGCTTTTCGGCTGTACCTCTCGTGCTCAAGCAATTCGTGCTGGTAAGTGGATTCTCTACACTGAGCAGTATGAATCCGACATGATTTCATTTACTGTCGGTTTGGATGCCGCTTTAGTGCTTCCGGGCGACATTATCAAGATTCACGATCCATATCATGCTGGCAGAAGACTTGGCGGAAGATTAAAGTCTTGTACAACTACTTCAGCCGTTCTTGATGCAGTAACGCAGTTAAAGAGTGAAGCTAATCCGAAGATTTCAATTCGGATGCCTGACAATACATTCGTCACGAGAACACTGAAAATCTCCGATGACGAGCCAAGAGCTGAAGTCTTTTGGGACGAACCTCTGCCCGAACTTCCCGTTGACTATGCAATTTGGATTATCGAAGAAGAAAATCTCGTACCTCAGATTGCACGTGTCGTAAACATCGCTCAGGGCGAAGACAAGGGCACCTTCAACATTGATTGTATTAGCTACAACAAAGGCAAGTACGATCTGATTGAGAAGGGTTGGGAGATTCAGCTTCCCAATACCTCTGAAATTGACCCGTATGATGTTGGCAAGCCAAATAACCTCAACATCTCGGTTTCCATTTCTAAGTCTGCTACAGGTATTAGAACAGGTAATCTTGAGCTTTCTTGGACGGCTGGTAAGAACAATGCTTCTTGGGTTGTCGAGTATCGAACGGAAGACAAGGACGGCAACGGTGACGAATGGACTTCTGTTGAAGTTAACTCTCCGTACTACACAATCTCTAACGCTCAGAACGGTCTTTATCACATCAAGATTTATGCCAAGGGTGTGCTTGGTACGCTTTCTACCGAACTTGAGACTTATTACGACGCTGAAGATTCTTTACCGTCTCCTGACGATATTCAGGACTTTACGATTACTAAGCGCTCGACTTACTTACAGCTTGACTGGACACCCGTTGAAGGTGCTCTCGGTTATGAAATCAGAATCGGCGATTCTTGGGATGCTGGCGAAGCAATTATTACGAACTTCGCAGGTAACTCGTTTGTTCACTATCAGGATAAAGCGGGTATCTATTACTACCATATTCGAGCGATTAACTCCGACGGCAGTCTCTCTAAGCACGTCACAACAACAAGATTAGACCTGCATGCTCCGATTACACCTGAAAACTTCCAAGTCGTGCGTTCTAATGAGCGTCTTGAGCTGAAGTGGGACAGCAACCCCGAAACCGATATTACTTTCTATGAAATCCGAGAAGGTATTAACTGGACGGCTTCTACGCTTGTTTGTCAGTCAAAACTCAATCATGCGACTATTCCGGTTGGCGCACAGACAAGAAGAAAATTCTGGATTAAAGCAGTTTGTATGCCGGGAATTTATTCTGAGTCTGCTGACTGGTATGAAATCGGTGTAACCAACGATAAAGATAAGAACATCATCATCGAAATGCACGAGCGTGGATTGGGTTTCTCTAACCACAGAGTGTATATGTCTGATCGAGGTGACGATCTTGTCATGGATGATGATAGAAAGCGTTCGGAATACATCATTCCAGTTGATCTCTTCAAGAAGCATTATGCACACAACTCTTTCTCAACCTCTGTCACAACGATTGCTTGCACAGGTGAAGATACAACTACTTGGGAAGATTTAACGTGCGACTTTGAAGCTCCTGGCGCAGAACGGGCTTGGAACTTAGAAGGAGATCAAGACGGTATCGTTGCTTATAAGCAGATTGCTCTTGAGTATCCGTTAGGCTCTTCGGATATTGAAGGAATTTCCCTTGAAAACACAACCGATACGCTTTCGGGCAAACAGGCAATATCAGCTCAAGCGCACTATGAACCTGCCCGATACGCTCTTGGAATGACAATGAACTTGATCACAAGCGCTCAGTGGCAGTTAGTTGATATGCCAGAGCACTTCAAGTTCAGTTTTTGGTTTAAGGCCAAAGATCAGGGTCGGAATAAGTGCGCTGAGATTCTGATGATGCAGACTCAAGACGGCACTGGCTGGTACAAGATTTACTACAACACGGAAGAAAAGACATTAAATCTTGCTTGCAGTGACGGCAAAGACATCTCTTTTGAAACTGAGTTTCTTGCAGATGATTACTTCTGTATTGCTTTCTATCAAACAAACGTCACTCGTGGCTTTGGTTACGGCATTCTTGGCAAGCAAGTTGAGTTCAAAACGACACCCGCATTTCCACAGGGTCAAATAAAACTATTGTCAGTGGGGAATTCTTAATTAACCTATTGACAAATTAGTTAAATTTTGCTAGACTTTTCGAGTTAAAGAATAATAATAAAATGAAAAGATCAGACACCTTCAAATTAGTAGGCTCTCTCACAGCCGAACTTCACAAAGCAGACGGTTCCTACGAAGTTGTTCATAAGCACAATGCCATTCTTGATGTCGGTTTTGACTTCATTGCTGACGCTATTGGTAACGCTTCTGCCCGTCCTGCTGTTATGAGCTACATCGCTGTAGGTACAAGCACTACTGCCGTTTCTGTTGATCAGACAGCTCTTCAAACTCAGCTAATGGCAAAAGCAGCCACATACGCTCATACCGCTGGCACAAAAACGTTTACTTTTGAGACGACATTCAACAAGGGCGAAGCCACAGGCGCATTGACCGAAGCAAGTGTGCAGAATGCGGAAACTGACGGCATCTTAATTGACCGAGTTGTGTTCCCTGTTATCAATAAGGGTGATGACGATACCCTTAAGATGACATTTACTTTCACAATGTCTCAGCCTTCTAGCTAATGACAACCATTGTTGTATCTCCTGCTTCGACAAGATACAGAACATGGATTAGCGAGAATTCGGGCTTAGGGACTTGGGATGATCAGCGAGACTGGCTCTGGCACCATCCCACAAACTATACTGCATCAATAGATGAAGCCCTTGCGGTAAGCAAAACGTTTCGTTTTGACATTGAAAGCAATCTCAAAGAACTGCTGACTTTCTTAGAAGTTAAATCAGCACAAATTCATGTTCCGTTTAGCGAAGCAATCGAGTTTGAAGATACTCTGAACACTCTTTTAGTTCTGGTAAAAGAGTTTGAGGAGTTTTTTGTCGTTGAAGAGACGAAAACTGAGAAAGACATCAATAAAAATGTCGAAGATAAAATCTTTTTTGCTGAACATTTGGCAAAAGATGCGGAGCACATGGTCTTTGAGGCATTGCAACTGCTCGATCAATGTGATCGACAGATCGCTTGGATTAGAAATTACTCAGAGAACTACACGGTTGCAGAGACAACGGTCGAAAAAGACATTGATGTCTATAAGTCACAGACACTCAATTTCTATGATGCGATTAAGGAAGTAGCACGTGGCGTTATTTCAGATTTGTTTTTTCAAGAAGGGATTTGGACGAAAGAAAGTCTTGACAAGTTCATGCGCAACGGCGGACGGCACGTCGGATATACGACCTTTAGAGAATTCATCACTGGTGACTACGAGTATCAAAAAGCGCTCTTCAGACTGGCTTTAGAAGCTACAACAGCCGATCGAGCATTAGTTGAGCAAATTGACGTTGCAATTGATGTTGACGACGTTTATGACCGAGGCTCCACGAGCGTTACAGATAAAAACTATGGAGCAACTGTTCACTTCTCAAGAGAATTCAGCATTGCTCCTGAAGTGACGGTAACAATGAGAGGTGGAAATGCTTTAGAAGCAATTCGTCCGATTGTAAGTAATGTCAGTACAACTGGCTTTACCGTGATGCTCTACGATGTTGAAGGAAACAAAACTACAGGCACGTTCACTTGGACTGCGGCAGGATACTAAATGGCGGCACAAGGTTATAAAGAAATTCAATTAACGACACCGTTAAAAGACTCGTTGCCGTTAATTTTGCACAATGACGAAGCAAGCATTACGTGCAGTGCGGGAATTGTTTTCCCCGAAGAAAATCTGAAAGAGGGAATGCTTTGTTTCAGATCAGACTTACAACGGCTTTTTCAGCGCAGAAAGGGCGTTTGGGTCGATATTCTCGAAAGTCTTGATAACGACATCATCGAACTCGGTGAAGCGATTGTAGAAGCGTTTGATGAGGTTAATGAGGTTGTTCTTCAAACGAAAGCTGATGAAAGCGAATTTCAAGCATTGAAAACAGCTTTTGAGGCTTTTAAAGCGGATGTTGAAGCTAACTATGTGAAGAAGACAGAAGCAACTTCTACTTACTTGACTAAGAACGACTTCCAGACTCAGATTGACGAGGCTTACGCAAGTCTTGAATCTGCTTTAGGCGAAGAAACTGGTGCCGAAACTGAAACAGAAGCAGGTAGCTAAATGGCAACGATCAAAGAGTTAATTGAAAAAGCAGGTCAGGTCGCAGTGTTAAAAGCACATCCAGTAGGGAGTTACTTCATTACCGAAGAAGATAGAAACCCCGCTGAAATTCTTGGACTGGGGGGGGGTAAGTACTTGGGTGAAACTTGAAGGTAGAGTTTTACTCGGAGCAAGCTCGGCTTATCCAGTAGGTAGTGAGGGCGGAGAAGCAACACACACATTAACCGTTACCGAAATGCCCTCACATAGTCATAGCTTACCTTCTAATCACTTTGCGGGATGTTGGGGAACGGGTTCGGCGAGCGCTCAAGGATTTTTGGTCACTTCTGACACGTGGGGTACCGCAAAGGGCTATACAAAAGAAACTTTTGGAGCACAGGGGCCGAACGTAACAAACCAATTATTTTTCGACCAAGCCCAAGTTGCTATGACTGCTAATGGAGGAATAGAGGCTCATAACAACCTACAGCCTTACAGAAGTGCATACATTTGGCGAAGAACAGCGTAAATGAACTTAGAACAACTATTAGAAAAAGCAATTCAGAAAGCAAAATTAGAAGCCCATCCAGTGGGAAGTTACTACTTTTCTGATGTATCTACCCCCCCCCCAGTGAGATTTTCGGCGGAACATGGGTACAAATAAAAGACAGATTTATTTTGACCGCAGGTGATACTTACCAACAAGGTCAAACAGGCGGTGAAGCAAGTCATACGTTGACCGAAGCAGAAATGCCTCAACATTGCCACGCTTTTAGATTTAAAAACAATTGGTCTTGGAACTCGGGCACGGGAACAGGCGATTTTGTTGACCCAAGTATCTATAAATGGACAAGCGAAGAAACCGCTTATAACTTTATCAACATGAGTAAGCAAGTGGGCGGTAATCAACCTCATAACAACCTTCCACCTTATGTAGTTACTTACTGTTGGAAACGAACAGCCTAAATGAAAAATTTAGAAGAATTAATAAATAAAAGCGTCGAAAAAGCTATCTCCGAAGCAGTAAAACAAGCTATTTTAGATTGTCATCCTGTAGGTAGTTACTTTATTACTGACGACGAAAGAAACCCCTCTATTATCCTCGGGGGGGGTATGGCAAAGGTTAAACGGTAGATTTTTGTGGGGAAAGAATGAAGACCCATCTTCAGAACAAGAGGTTGGCATGACTGGTGGTGAGCATATGCACACGCTCACTGAAGCTGAAATGCCCCAACACTACCATGATTCTTTGCGATACCAAAGTCCCACTGCCAGTAAATTTGGCTGCAACGCAGGAAGTTTGCCAGATACAACTTGGCAGATACCTTGGGCGCAAGGTCAAGCAAGAGAATATTACGTTACGGGTTATACAGGCGGCTCTCAACCTCACAATAATATGCCCCCTTACTACATTACAAACATTTGGAAAAGAACTGCATAAATGAATTTAGAAGAACTCTTAAACAAAGCAGTTGAAAAAGCAGTAAAACAAGCAAAACTTGAACTGTATCCCGTCGGTTCCTACTGGTTAACAGAAGGCTCTCAGAATCCCGCCGATGTAATTGGGGGGGTATGGGAAAAAATTTATAATCGGTTTTTGTTAGGGGCTGATAGCGAACATCCCGCAGGTTCAACGGGTGGAGAAGAAAAGCACACGTTAACAGTGAGCGAAATGCCGAGCCATAACCATCAGGTTTCAAAAAACGTATTCATGATTTCTAACCCGTCAGGTGCGTTCGCTATCAATGATAAAAGTTTTGATGCTTTGGCGGCTACAGATAACGCAAGCACTTCTTACGGAACCTCTTGTACGAGTGATCAGAAGTTATCAATTCTGGCTAACAACGGAAGCTCTCAAGCTCACAACAATGTTCCTCAATACCGAGCGGTCAATATTTGGCGAAGAACAAGTTAAATGAATTTAGAAGAAGTAATCAATAAAGCAGTAGAAAAATCGGTCAGAGAAGCAATTCTTAAAGCTCATCCTATTGGGAGTTATTACTTTAGCGATGATGACACCGATCCATCCCTTATATTGGGGGGGGTGGAGACGTATAAAAGGCTTCTTTCTTTGGGGTAGAAACACTGACGACTCGACACAAACGGTTGGATTGACGGGCGGGGAATATGTCCACACCTTAACCGCTGACGAAATGCCCGCTCACAGACATAGACAGTACGTTGACTTTCAAAATGTCGCTTATGCCGCTCTTAGAGACGACGCAGGCAATACTTGGTCAACCCCCTTGGTTAATAAGACTTATAACGGCAATGCAAATTATTCCAATGGCAATCAATGGACTATGAACCCTAACGGCGGAAATCAGCCTCATAACAATATGCCACCTTTTCTTGCGACCAACCTTTGGCAACGAATTTCTTAAATGACAGAACAAAAAGATTTAAAAGAACTAATTAGAGAAGTTTTGCTTGCGGTACATCCCGTTGGCTCGCTTTTCTTCACTAGTGATGACCGCAACCCCGATGTAATTCTATTCGGGGGGGTATTCTAAATGGAAGCGAATTGAAGGAAGATTTATTTACGGAGCTTCTGAGAATCGTCCCATCGGTCAAACTGGCGGTGAAGAGAGTCATACCCTTACAGTGCAAGAAATGCCGAGACACAACCACAAAGGTATTTATTGGTCTTACGAACATGAAGGTGGTTGGCAGGTTGACCTGAACGTCGGCACAATCGGATATGGTCTGTCTTGGAAAGGTTTAGGAGGTTCAACCACTGGTGGCGGTGGTGCTGGTGACCCAAACAAAGACTTGCAAACTGCTTCAACAGGTAACTCTCAAGCTCATAACAATCTTCCTCCATTCGCAGTTTATGCGATATGGGAAAGAATTGAATGACAGAAAAGACATTAAAAGATTGTATTGATGTAATTAAAACTTCTCTTGAAGAACAAAACGCCCAATTCATTCAAGAGTTGGCAAAGAAGTTAGACATTGCTGGCGGAAGTATCACGGGTAATTTAACTGTACAAGGCGATACTAATTTAAACGGCACAGCCCGCTATCACAATGCTGAAATTGGTTATAGAGCCGATACTCTTCCAAACAGAATTACTAACCCAACTACTGCTTCAACTGATACTCCTGAATTTTGGAGAACCCAATCTAAAGGTCTTTATTGGTATTCGCAAACGGGCAAACTCAAGAATCAGCCAGGACAATATGGTTGGTTAGTGCATTTAACAGGCCAGCATACTGAAATTCAACAGCTTTTCATTGTGGCCGCTAATGGGATTATTTATTCAAGAGGCGCGAATGGTAATGGCTGGGCAACTGGGAATGATACGGTAGCTTGGAATAAAGCTACAAACTAAAAAGAGAAGGGTTTTAATTCCCTTCTCTGATGAAGTTCAAATAAGTTGAAGACGGACTTTTTAAACTTCGGGGCAGAATTATAAAAGAATTGCCCCGACTGCAATACCGAGTTTCGAAACAAACGAACTACGAGAGTTCACGATATTAGCAATCGGGGCAATAACTTTTTCAAAATTGTCGTCTTCGGATTCAGACAGGTAATCTTCAGAACAAGATTATTGTACAAGCATTTTCAATAAATGGGTTTAGGCAAAGTATAGGCAGTTTTAAATTGCCAGAAAATAATAAGAATTAGAAATGCCAAAGAAAACAAAAACAGAAATTAAAACCGCTATTAAGAACGTACTGAATAAAGTAACAATAGGTTCTGAAGGTGGGAGCATTAACGGCTCGATTGTGATTACGGGCGAAAATAATTTTATAAAAGCGCCCGCTTTCAAAATTGGCGATACTGATTTAAGCACATTTATTGAAGAAGCGGGAAAGGTAAAAACTGTCAACAATCAACAGCCTGATTCAACGGGAAATATCAGCATTCCTATTGATGTAACGGTTAACGGCGTTACAACTGATGAAAATCAATCAATTACATTAACTCCTGCTGATATTGGGGCTTCTGCCTCAGACCACACTCATGCATATCTGCCGTTAGCTGGCGGAACAATGACGGGACAAATAGTCAGAGGAGTAAAACAATCTTCTTGGTATAACGGCAGAGATAATGCATTTTTAAGATCGACCGACGGAACGAATTATTCGCCAGCTATTTCCATGAAATGTAATACAGGTTCTTGGGAAATTGGTTCGTCTGGCTCAAACAACAGTTCTTTTTTAGCCATCAGTTACATTACCGATGCAAATTATTCGGCAGGAACCAACACAACTACTTTTCAGCATAAGTTTGATGCAAACGGCGACTTTATCGCTCACCGAGATTTACGAGCCACATCTTGGGTTTATGCCACAAACTTCAGAGTAAGTTCTGACAGACGCTTAAAAACCGACATTAAAAAAGCTGAGTATTCCCTCCCTGAAGTTGAATTAAAGACTTTCCGATTTAAAGCAGACGAACGAAAAGCCAAACACATTGGCTTTATTGCCCAAGACATTCAAGAACAAGTTCCTGACATTGTTAATGAAGACGAAACAACTAAACGATTAACTATTGATGAATCGGCATTATTAGCAATCGCGGTTGATGAAATCAACAAACTGAAAAAGCGTGTAGCTGAATTGGAGAAGAGATGACTTGCGGTTTTATAAATAGCGCGGGAACCGATTTAGATTCAATCTTCGCAGTCAAAAACAGTAATGCAGGAGCACTCGGTTTTCAATGTAGCAACGGACAAGATTTAGGAAACCGCTATAGCAATTTAAATACATTGGGATATGCGGTCGGTTTTCAAAATTCCGCAGGGACTGACATAGGTTATTTGAGAGGAAATCAATCGAGTCTTACTAAAACAATAACCATTCCCTGCATCATGCTATACGATACATTTAATCCAAATTTTATTGGATTCTGTTATTTTGACGAATCTCGATATTCTTCGGCGCTTCCGCTTCAAGACCCATTGTATGTTGAAGGAAAGTGGTCTTCGATGACAATTCCAACAACAAGTTTTGGCACGCATAGAAAGGGTCTTGTTCTGTCGGGCAAATTATGCACTACTAAATATGACGCTTCAGCTCAGGGTTCTACGGCGCTAGATGAATTATCTAATATTACCGCCACATTAACCGAAGGTTCAAGAGAGACAAGAAGAAGTCCTGGAATTATTGGTGGATATACAGATAACACTGTCATTCTTAATAGCACCCTTACGTACACAATAACTTAGCAATAAATCACAAGAGTATGAAAAAGATTCTTTTAAATGATGAGCGGAAAAATGACAAATATCTACGCTGGGGGGGGGTAATATATAAGGAGGCATCTAAATGACTTGCGGATTTATGAATTCCGCAGGGACGGATTTAGATAGTTTATTCCTTATTAACAATTCAAACGGCGGAGCATTGGGTTTTCAATGTTCCAACGGTCAAGACCTCGGTAACCGTTTCTCGGCTTCCAGCAAACTTAACTATGCAGTAGGCTTCCAAAATTCAGCAGGTACCGATATAGGTTATTTGAGAGGTGCTGGGTCAACTCCTGTTTTTACTGCTTATAACGCAACGCTTAACAATTTGTACAACTCAGGTAAAACATCCTGTAATCATGGTAGCGGAGAAGACTCTTACAGCCACAAGCAACGTTATATGCGTGGTTATTTATACGTAACGGGTTCTTGTAGCGGATTTGGAAATGTCGCTCCCACTTGGCAAGTCTGTATTTGTCATTACCACACAGAAAATGGTTACGAGCATGAATATAGATTGGCGGTTCAAGCAGATTCAACCGCAAATATTGCACCTTCTCCTTGCTTGGATTATGCCCCGCATCTGTATTTGACGCCCAATACTGAGTCACCTTGGCAAACAGTTAAAAACAATGCTAGCGGCGCAAGCAGAGCGATGAATGTGGCCTTTGGACTTTATTCAAATGACGGTAGAGGGGGCAATTCTTATGGCGAATGCATTCGTGTTTATCAAAGGTTTTACAACTCCATTGGTTCAACACCTTGGGTTCAAAATTCATTTGGCTTAGGTTCGTAATGAAAAATAGATACACAATTCAAATTCTCGGTAACTTCGATACCGATGACAAATTCTCCATGCAGGGGAAAATCTTTAAAGCCTTAGACACAATCGAAGGTCTGACGGTAAAAGCAATTTCCACTGACCTTTGGTGTGACTACAACGGCACTGTCAGAAAGTGGGACGACGAAGGAAGAGAGGTAACTGACGGCTATGTAATGACGCCTGTCCAACCGACACAAGTTGTCACTCCCGAAACTTCGGAAACTGTCGAGAAGACAGAAGATTTAGAAATCGAAGAAGTCACGGACGCAACCTCAAACTAAAACAAAAATGGCATACAAATACAACGTTATTATTCAAGGCATCATCGTTGACGAGAACTCTCTTTCGGCGCAGAAAAACATCGAAGCTCAACTGAAAGCGATGAACGTCCCGTTCACTGTTAAAAGTGTAAATCTGGAACAAGTTTTCGGTTACGACGACAAGCCCGTTGAAGTTGAACTCGCTCCTCAAACTCAAGAACAAATTGTCAAGGGCTTTGTTGAAGCAGTACAGAATTTCATGGACTCAAAAGCTCAAGAGCTAAATTACGACTCTATCTTCACGGCGATTACTTACGAAAACGATACAAACGTCAAATTCGCAAAAGAGGCTGAAGCGTTCAAAGCATGGCGCTCTCAAGTCTGGACAATCTGCTATGCCGTATTGGATGACGTATTAGCGGGTAATAGAACAATGCCGACTAAAGAAGAGTTAATCGCCGAACTTCCTGAGCTTGTAATCGTATATGACTAGAGAATTATTCTCAGCAAGAAGAATCTTTGTAAATGACTATTCTGACCCACTGTCCGTAATGAACAGACTCTTTGCGGGCTGGTGGTGCAGAGACCGATTTTGTTTTTTAAACAAGTTCAGTCCATTAAGAATTTGCAATGAACTTGACGCTGATGCCAAAGCTCTGCTTGAAGTAAAAGAGCTTCCAAGAGAAATAAAAATTAACGATGTCATTGACACTCAAGCACAAAGAATACTGGCTTTTAATCAGCCTATTGCGGTGTCTTGGTCTGGCGGCGTTGATTCAACTTGCGTAATTGTTGCACTTCTTAGAAATGGATTAGAGCCTCAAGATTTAACTGTTATCCATGCAGAAAGTTCTAAAGAAGAATATCCGTTCTTTTATAGATGGATGCTGAATCACAAAGTTAATCTGATTGAAGATAATCAAGTTCGCAAACAATATTCAAGGTTCGAAGGGAAGATCGTTACGGGCTGGTGCGCCGATCAGCTTTTTGGTTCAGACATTCATTTAAGAAACGTTTCTCTTTACAACGAACCGTGGATTGACGCTTTGAAAATAGCGATGACGGAGAGAAACATTCATCTAACAGATAAAAGTTTCGATGTTATCGAGAGCGTTTATCAAGAATACGCAAGCGTACTCGGCTTAAAGCTCGAACAGTTTTGCGAGTTTGCGTGGCTTTATAACTTCGGTTGCAAATGGACTTACGTCATTGATGAATCTCAGCTTGCTTGCGAAACGCAAGCAATGAGAGATAAGTTTGTTCCGTTTTTCGCTCACCTTGATTTTCAGCGCTATTCATTAAGACGCTTTTCCCGATTGAGAGAAGTGAACGTTAATCAAGTCAACAAGTTCTACAAGCGTCCGTTAAAGAAGTACATCTATGAATACCTAAACGACGCTAATTATCTAAATAACAAAGGGAAAAAGAACTCTTGGGCTTTAACCGAAGATATTGATACAAGGGTCGGAATTCACGATACAGAAGGTTACCGTCAGTTCAAATTCAAAGGTATGAGCGAAACTCACGGTGTCAATTACTTCCATCTTTATAACAAAGTAAGAGACCTTTATTTAAAGGATGAGTACAAATAAATATTTAGTTGCGAGAGGCTTAAACTCGGCCTCTTATGCTAAGTCTATTGCTTCTACTTGGATTTGGGCGCCAGCGTTATTTGTCTCAAGTCAGATCGCTTATCAATACGGACTTTCGGGATTTTTAATGTTCCTAATCCCGAACGTTCTGACTTTACTGATCTTTGGCTTTGTTTGTGACAAATTCGACATTGATTTTTCAACAGCAGTAGAGACAGTTAAGAAGGTTGGAAAAGTTCAAGAAGCAGAACATCTAACAATCACAAGCGCTCTTCTTATCGGTTCAACGTTTGTACAAATTCTTGGCATTCACGCTCTGCTTTCTCAGTGGTTCGGAGTACCTAGACTTGTCAGTGCATTCGCCATTCTCGGATTATCTCTTTTGATTATTTGGGGAAAGGGCTTAAAAGCCTGCATTAAAACAGACGCTTTTAAGTATGAAGTTATCTTTCTCTGCGGTTTAGTCTTGATTCTTTGCGCAGACAATAATTCAGTTATGCACTTCGGAGGACATGTTCCGTTTGATGCCTTCTCTCTGTTTCTAAGTTTTGGGCTTCCGACAGCGATTGGTCTTTTATCTGCTCCTTATGCGGACACAACTTTTTGGCAAAGAGCCAATAGCATCGAAAAAGGGAACAGGTTTAAAACGTTCTGTTTTGCAGGGTTGTTTTTCGCAACCATCCCGTTACTTTTCTCAATTATCGGTTTTAGCGCCCCGACAACTGAAAATTGGCAACTACAAAACTTCGCAAATTCTTTCTTCCCGATGATGCTTCTAGCGGTTGCGGTTCTGTCAGCCCTAATCGCAACTGTTGATTCCAATCTTTGCGCAATCGGAGCGTTGGCGAAAAAGGGCAAAGAAAATGTCACGATAATCGGCTTTTGCGCTCTTCTGACGGTTTTATTTTGTTGGTTAGATAACCTGACTATCGTTGATCTGTTCTTGCTCTACGGGACGCTAAGAACGGTTGCAAGCGTACCCACAATTCTTTCTTTAGCTAATCGCTTTGATGTTAAACGACTTCAAATTGCAACGGGAGTTGCAATGATTGTTTGCCCAATCGGTTTTGCTCTTGCCCAACCTTACGGCAATGGTTGGATATTCACAGTATTAGCGCTTTTAATTCCATTGTTAGGGTATAAAAATAATGAGACATCCCGACACATTCCAAGTGCTTATTGCATTCGATCAATTGATTAACACTTTACTCGGCGGTATGGCTGACGAAACGCTGTCCGCCCGCGCTTATCGTCACTCCGTTGACGGTACAAGAAAGTGGCCGCGTTGGATAATCGATCACATCTTCTTCTGGCAACCCAATCATTGCATGGAAGCCTTTCTGAGCGAAAAGAAAAAGGCTCATTTACCCAAAGATTATCAATAACAATTCCCTCAGAGAACTGGGCAATAACAACAATTACAAGGACTAAAAATGCCCGATAAAGACCCTGAAAACTGGGGACTTGCGTTTTGGGCCTTTCTGACTGGTCTCGGTTTTGCGGGCGGAATTATTCGCTACATCGAAGACTACAGAAAAGAGCTTCAGCGCAACCCTCGTACTCGAAGAAAATTTACTCTGCTAGAACTGCTTGCAAAGGCTTTCTCTTCAGCTTTCGCTTGCATTGTTATTTATTTCATCTGCAAAGGACTCAATATTGACGATCTTGTAGCGCTCGGCTTGGCCGGTGTCGCTTCTTATTTCGGCACTGAGTCTCTTGGCGTCGTCTTTCAACACTTTAATAAAACAACTACAAAAGATGATAATTAAACCTTTTTCAGCTTGGTCTCCAGAGCTGGCCGCAGACTTTATTGAAGAGTTTGAAGGCAGAAAGCTCGAAGCCTATAAATGTTCCGCTGGCGTCTTCACAATCGGAGTAGGCCATACAAAAGACGTGAAGAAGGGCGATGTTATTACTAATGAAGAAGCCACACGTCTTTTTCACCTTGACCTTCATTCTCATGCTCGCGGTTTAGCGCCCGCAATCAAAGTTCCAGTAACCAAAAATCAGTTTATCGCTTTGCTTTCATTAGCTTTCAACATCGGGGTGGCAAACGCACGAAACTCCGACACGGTAGCTTTTTTAAACAAACATGAATATCAAAACTCAGCCGACGCTTTTATGAACTGGAGAAAAGCGGGCGGTAAGGTCTCGAATGGTCTTATCAGACGGAGAAGTGCGGAAAGAGAACTGTTTCTAAAGGAGGACTAATATGAATAGCCCTAGATTTATTGAACGTCTTATTGAGTGGTATCAGTCTGATGATTTCAGAAAAGATGTTGCAGACCGAACGTTAAAAATCATTCAGATTTTTATTTTTGTTGGGTTCGGTTATCTGCTTGGCTGGTACTCGGTTGCTCTTGAAGTTTCAAAATGCGAAGTTGATCTAGAAAAGATTTCCCACGAGAACACCCGCATGATGCTTCAAATTGCCGAGGAGCATAAAAGTTCGCTTGAAAATCAAAGAAACTCTTATCAAAACTTAATCAAAAACGAACTTAAAGAGCTTGCTCAAAAGGTTGAAGTCAATAAAAACTTGATTGAAACCAATCATCAAAAAATCGATCAAAACGGCAAGCTGATTCACGAAAACAAAGAGAAGATTACAAATGCAGTGGGTATCGGCAATTCTCGTTAGTTTAGTTACTTGGTTTGCGACGTGTTCCTACTATCAGGCTCAAATAGCTGATCTTCAAAAAGAACACGCAACCGAACTTCAGATTCAGGCGCAAACCAACGCTAAAAAGTTTTATGAAGACTTCACAAAAGAAAAAGAACGATATGAAGCGCTCAACAAAGAATTGGCTCAAGCTCGGCGTGATGTCGCTGACATTACTTCCGCTAATGACAGGATGCGTAACCAACTGTCCGCCTTGTCCGGACTGCAATCAAATAAAGATCGAGAAACCTGCCTTAGAGACCTTGGTGAATGTCGAGAAGTGGCAGTCGGATTATCTGAACTTGCAGGACAGGCTTATGAAGCATTTGAACTTCAAAAACGAGCCGACAAAATTAAGTAAGTAACGATACTCATAATTCAATAAAATCCATTGACCTATGGAGTTTATTGTTTATAATATTAAGTAGTTACTTACTTATAAATAAAGATGCTTTTCAAAATAATCAGCCAATCGGTTGTCGATAAAGAAGATGTCGTCCATTACTACAACAACGAAACAAACGAAATTTTTGACGCCGAGAACCGTCTGATTGATATAGCGGAACCCTTAGACATACCGCAAAAGCAGTTTAAGCCATTTACAGGCTTTCCAGTTTCAAAGACAAGAGTCTTATCAAAGCTCAAAGTCCAGTTGGGTTTGAAATGCAACCTTAATTGTTCTTATTGCTCCCAAGCTGAGTCTAGGAGTCTATCTAAGGACGATTCTTTGGGCGATGTTGAATCGTTCATTGCTTCTCTCCGTCGAGAAGAACTTTCAATTAAACCCAATGGACGCATTGAGTTTTGGGGCGGTGAGCCTCTTGTCTATATCAAGACATTAAGAAAGCTCGTTCCTGAGCTGAGAAAACTTTATCCAACGCAAGAGTTTCACATGATCTCTAACGGCACTTTGCTGACCAAAGAGATCGTTGACTGGCTCGTTGAGAATAAAGTTTCTTTCATTATCTCTCACGACGCTCAGGGATATGCTCTTCGGGATGATCTTGACCCGCTTTACAAGACAGAAACAAAACTTATTTGGTTGTATGCCAAGGAACAACTGCACAAAGCAGGTCTGAAATTCGGTTTCAATGTTGTGATTACTCGTGCTAACTGCGATATATCCAACATTCCCGAATTTTTTCAACGGCATTTTTCAGCCAAAGCCTCTTTCGGCTTTGAAGGCATTGTTCAGCCAAGCCGAGAAGAGGATATATTCAGAAAAGAAGACATCGACGTTCTTGAGAACGACATGAAGTACGTCCTTGTCCATAATCAAGAAGATTTCGGAAATCTTGTCAACGAAGCTCAGAAGGTTCTCAACGCCTTAGCTCAAAGAAGACCGCTATCTGCTATTCGAGCAAAGTGCGAAGCGCCCAACTCTGATGTTTTGGTCGTTGATCTCAAGGGAAACGTTATCTCCTGTCAGAACTTCACGCATATCTCTCAGAAGATCGGCGAATTGAACGATTACGACAACATCAAGTCAGTGAATTTTGTTCATTGGACTAAAAAATTCAACAAAAAAGACTGTCAGTCTTGTCCAGTTGTTCAGTTTTGTAAGGGCGGATGTCCCTTAAACCTCTGTATTTTCTGTCATAACGATTACGTTTACCACATGGCTTTGTTCAAAGCCGTTTGGTTTTTACTCTTCCAAGCAGACATTAAAATAATCACACCTATTCAATGATCACCTCAATTATCAAAAGAGACGGCAGTATTGAGCCGTTTAATCCCGAGAAAATTGTCATAGCAATATCAAAAGCAGGGTCTGCAACAGGTGAATTTGATACTCAGGTATCAAAAGAGCTTGTTCGATCTATGGTTCTTCCTCGTGTCAATGCGAAAAAGGGCAGAGCCGTTTCTGTCGAAGACGTGCAGGATATTGTTGAAAACGTCTTATTCGATACAGCTTTTGAAAAGAGCTACAAAGCCTATACGCTTTATCGAGAAGACAGACGCAAAAGCCGAGAAACCAAAAAGGCACTTATCGACGTTGAAAAGTCGATGAATGAATATCTCCGACAAGATGACTGGCGTGTAAAAGCCAATGCCAATCAAGGATATTCTCTTGGCGGAATGATTCTCAACATCAGCGGAAAGATCACAGCCAACTATTGGCTCAACAACGTCTATCCTGAAGAAGTCGGAGTTGCTCATAGAAACGGCGATTACCATATTCACGACTTGGATATGCTCTCTGGCTATTGTGCTGGCTGGTCTCTGAGATCGTTGCTTAATGAAGGTTTCAACGGTGTCGCAAACAAAGTTGAAAGCAATCCTCCGAAGCACGTTTCTTCTGCTCTTTTGCAAATGGTTAACTTCTTAGGAAGTCTTCAGAACGAATGGGCTGGCGCTCAAGCCTTTAGCTCTTTCGATACTTATTTAGCACCGTTTGTACGTGTCGATAAGCTCTCTTACGAAGAACTCAAACAGCGTATTCAGGAATTCATCTATAACCTGAATGTTCCAAGCAGATGGGGTTGCGTCTTGCCAAGCACCAAAGTGCTGACTACAGAAAACAAATGGAAAGGTTTCGACGAACTCACTACTAAAGATAAAGTTTGGTCTATAAATCAACAGGGATATCTTTGCCAGTCAGCAATTAAGGTCGTCATTAAAAAACCTTATGATGGCTTGATTTACGAACTGCCTAATGACGCTTTTAACTATAGACAAACTGTTACAGCGGAACACCGAGTCTATGTTAAGAATGACCATTCGGGTCAAACAGTCAATCCAGCCCCCTACATTGTCAAAACGGCTCAAAAAATAGCCGAAGAAGAAAAAGAAGTTTGGGTTCCGTATTCAATTGGAGCAAGCGGAGAAGAAAGTTGGGAGGATTGGACTTCTGTTAATGAAGCCCTTGCAGGAGCAAAACCTCATCCGCCGATAAATATTCAAATTAACAAAATTTCTTGCCGTCATTACCAAGGTGACGTCTGGTGTCCTTCTGTTACGGAAGGAAATGTCATCTTCAAAGATGAAGAAGGCCATGTCTTTTTATCTGGTCAAACTCAAACTCCGTTTACCAACTTAACGTTTGACATTCATTGTCCCGAAGACATTCGTGACGATATTCCTCTGATTGGCGGAAAAGAAGTCGATTTCAAATATGGCGACCTTCAGAAAGAAATGGACATGATTAACAAAGCCTACATGGAAGTAATGATTGCAGGCGATGCTCATGGACGTATCTTCACATTCCCCATTCCCACTTACAACATCAGCAAAGACTTCGACTGGGATTCCGCCAATTCAGAGCTTCTTTTCGAGATGACTGCCAAGTACGGTTTGCCTTACTTCCAGAACTTCATCAATTCCGAACTTAAACCTAATCAGATTCGCTCTATGTGCTGTAGGCTTCAGTTGGACTTGAGAGAACTTCTTAAGCGTGGCAATGGACTCTTCGGCTCTGCCGAACAGACTGGCTCAGTTGGCGTTGTCACAATCAATTGCGCTCGACTTGGATATGTCTTTAAGGGCGACAAAGAAGGTCTCTATAAGCGTCTTGATTACCTTATGGGTCTTGCTAAAACAAGTCTTGAGATTAAGCGCAAAGAAGTGCAGAAGCACATGGATCAAGGTCTTTTTCCCTTCACTAAGCGCTATCTCGGCACGCTGAGAAACCACTTCTCGACCATCGGTGTTAATGGCATCAACGAGATGATTAGAAACTTCACAAACGATAAATTCGATATTACAAGTGAAGAAGGTCATGCGTTTGCTATTGAGTTCTTAGATCACGTTCGAGCCAAGATGGTTGAATATCAGGAAGAAACGGGCAATCTGTACAACCTTGAAGCAACGCCTGCTGAAGGCACAACTTATCGCTTTGCTAAGGAAGATAAGAAGCGTTGGCCTGACATTATTCAAGCTGGAACAACGAAGAACAACTATTACACCAACAGCTCTCAGCTCCCTGTCGGCTTTACGGATGACCCGTTTGAAGCGCTTGAAATGCAGGACGATCTTCAGAGAAAGTACACGGGCGGTACGGTTCTTCATCTTTACATGGGCGAAAGAATCTCTACTTCTCACGCATGTAAGGAACTTGTGAAACGTGCGCTGACACACTTCAAACTGCCGTACATCACGATCACTCCGACATTCTCTATCTGCCCAAAACACGGATACATTGCTGGCGAACACAAGTTCTGCCCGCTTTGTGATGATGAATTAGTAGCTAAAAAGAAAAGGGCACTGTTGAAATGTCAGAAGGCTGGGACTGGTAAATAGCAATAAACCCAAGGAGAAAAAACTAAATGGAAAACCAAAAAGAACAAGAAATCGAATTGAAAGACGAAGAACGTCAGCCTTGTGAAGTATGGAGTCGAGTGATGGGTTACCACCGTCCCGTCTCTTCTTACAACATCGGCAAACAGGGTGAGTTTGAAGAAAGAAAATACTTCGATGAAAAGAAGTGCCACTTAGACGAAGAAGAGTCTAAATAATCAAGAAGGGGCGTTTACGCCCCGTCCGTTTACCGACAATAAGGATAACAATGGTACAACGATATACAGAGATACCGAGCACACAAAAGATTCGGGATTCTCTTCAGCCGATTCTAAACAACGACAAGACGGCTCTTTCTTGTAGCGCAGGTACGTCTTTTCCTTCTGCAAACATCGTTGAGGGAATGCTTTGTTATCGCACAGACGAGAAAAAGCTCTATCAGTTGATTGATGTCAACAACCCAAAGACTGGCTGGGTTCTGATCGCCGATCTTAATGGCGAATTCCGACACATCGAGGGCGGAGAGGGCAATGCAATCGACTACACGGCCAAAGACTTAAATCTCTGGAATAAGATGCCGACTGGTTTCTACGAAGGAACCAATATGCTCAATGCGCCTGAAGGTGATACTCAATGGCGCGTTATTCAATTCAGACATGGTAACTCCGACGGCTTTGCAACTCAGATTGCTTTCGGCTTTACAAGCGGTTTGATGATGATTCGTCATCAAGCTGGCGGTGACTGGTCTGCATGGAACAGAGTTTTCGCAGGTTCTCCGACCGGCGCAGTTATTGAGGGCATGAACGCCGAGAAGGTTGGAGGCTATAAGTCCGGTAATGAATCAGGTCGGGTTCCCATCAGCAACGGTACAGTCAACACCGATCTCAATGCGGATATGGTCGATGGTTACCATGCAGGTAACGGCGCGAATCAAGTTCCTGTTAGCAACGGCACGGTGAATACGTCCTTGAACGCCGATCAGCTTGACGGCTATCACGCTGGCAACGGTGCTAATCAAATTCCTATCAGCAATGGCACTTTAAACAAGGGCTTGAATGCAGAAATGATCGGCGGATTTGCCGCAAAGGAATTTGTGAAGATCGCTGGAGACGGAAAAGTCAATGTCATTAACGCTAACTCTACAAACTCTCAAAGCGCCACAATTCAAAACGTGGATGGGTTTAATTACAACATCAACGTAACTCCAAGACAAACAACCACGAAAGATCACCTCTTAGGCGGAGTCAGTAGCGATACCTACGATTACTACAGAAACGCTGGCGGTAGCGGAGATTACGCAAGCACAAGAACGAGAATTTACATAAATACCGTTCCAGAGCTTGGTGGAAACGGTAACTACAGTATCAACACGATTCTTAAAGCGCTGGTAAAAGTTGCTCATTCTCACTCCGTCGTTAAAGAAGACTACCGCTACAACTGCAAATGCCAGTGCAATTGCGATTGCGACTGCAATGATGACAACTGCTCAGAATAATATGCAAGAAAGACCTAGAAGACACATAATTTCAAAGATTTTTCCCTTCGATGTCACAAACTATGCGGCAGACAAAACGCGTCTTGCTATGAGAGTTTTAGAGCCAATTACTAAGCTCCCCGAAGAGATGCAGAAAGTCTTAGTAAAGAAACCCGCTCACAACATCAACCTTCTTCACTCTACTTTGCAGTTAGCAAGCAACAAGGCGCAACAAAATCTACAAGAGGTGAATTTCACTTTCGAGATTGATGGCGTGCGTTATTTCATTCTGTTGGAAGAAGTGTTTGATAAGAACACTCACTTGCTTCGCAAATCTTGGCTGCCGATGGGCAATCTCGCTTTCGTCGTTAAAAAAGATGAAGGAGTATTGACTGTCGTGGACACTCAGAAAGAGTCTTATATTTCTCGGTTCAGAACAGCTTATCAGGCTCAATTCATGGGCAGAACAACTCTCGGACAGGTCTTTTGTCGAGACAAGAAAGATAATGTCGATGAATGCGCTATGAGCTTTGCTACAAAACCGAACGGCAAGATCATCACTAAGCTGAGAATCGACAAAGAGACAACCCCCGCTGGTTTTGTCAACGATAAAGTTGGAGCGTCACGTTATCTCAACATTCTCCCGAGAATGACGGCTCCTGATCACTGCAAGCCTAATGAGTTAGTCACAATTCACGTCCAGTTCTATCAAGGCAACACAGACAACAAGATTACGGGTGTTAATTGGGATGGACTGGTTGTCGAAGCAGTTGATGGCTACGCACCTCATAAGAGAGTCAAGATTCGCGATGGTAAGGGTTCTTTCAAGGTTCGCGCGTTAGACCTTGAAGACGGCGACATTATGCGCATTAAGCTCAACACCAAGTGGTACACGGATAAGGCCGAATGTCAGATCAAAGTTCTTTCCAACCCTTAAACATTCTTTTTGGTTCGGCTTGTAATCTCAAGTGCGATTACTGTCTGCAACAAGACGGCGCCCACAAAGTAAATAAAAAAGCTGACTTGAGCGACTTCATTCTGAAGTTTTGGGATTACTTAGACCGAACTAACAAGAAATTCTCTTCCGTGCATTATTGGGGCGGAGAACCCATGCTGTATTGGAAGAGAATCAGAGAGGTCTATAAGCTCATTGCCCCCTTTGTTGGCGCGAAAAGACATCGCATTACGACAAACGGAACTCTGATAACCAAAGAGTACGTCGACTTTTGCAACAATCATCCTGATATTTTCACGGTAGTTTCTTTCCATGACGGAAGAATAACCGATGATAAATGGAGACTCATTGGCAAACTTAATCACTTCTCTATTGAAGCTCTGATTCACCACAAAAGAGTCAGTCCGCTTGCACTAAGGGACGATTACGAAAGAATCTGTGACTTAATGGGTAAAAGACCGCCAATTGGTTTTGACATGATCAAAGCCAACGACGGCTGTCACTCTGACTATTGGATGACGGGAGAAGACCTTTGCGATTACTTTGCGTCAATGGTTCTTATCTATGAATTGGCAAACATCAAGAAAGACCCGTTTTGTCAGGCAGTCATTGCTCAGTTTCTTTACCGTTATCGTAAAGACCTAAAGTACAAGGGGATTAAGCCCAATCCTTGCGTTAATAGTCACATTCTTTCAATTGACCTCTTTGGCAATACCTACAACTGTCATCATAACAATAGCCCCGAAAACATAACGGGCAATATCTTCAACCCCGACTTCATCCCACCAAAGCCAATTAGTTTCAATTTAAGTCGATTTTCAAGCACAACAAACTGCCGAAACTGCAAGACTTACCCCTCTTGCGGTGGCGGTTGCTATACCTCTAATACACATGAAATCGACTGCTTCTATTACAAAACAAGAGAAGAATTAGCAAAACTTTGGCTTGAAGAATTAGAAAAACATGAACGAGAAACTTCAAGAATTTGCGAAGGTTTACAACGACCTTAAGAAATTTCCCAGAAACATTGACGTTGCCAACCACTTTGGTATTAACGAACGAACAGTTAGAAAAAGAGCCAAGAAAGCTCGCGAAGAAGGAATTGAGCTTATCAATCGAGGCAAAGTTCCCTTAACTGAAGAAGAAACAATCTTCAGAGAGAATTACACAAAAGAAGACTGCATCGCAGAACTTCAAAAACTCCAAGAAGAAAACTACGGCAAATTCATTACCCGCACTTTCTATCGCAACGAGACCTACACTTCGGACTCTACTTGGAATCGCTACTTCGGCACCTTTGATGAATTCAAGCGTCAAGCAAGACTGACTCTGACACGCGCACAACAGCAGTTAGAAAAAGACATTGCTAAACACGCTTCAAGAGACTCATACGGCGTTTTTAACGACGAAAGAAAGAGCTATGAAGGGAAGTACCTCAAGCCCAATAACAATCGCTTTAAAACGATTCTCGTGGGTTCTGATTTTCACGATATTGAGTGTGACAAGTTTTTCTTAAGAACATTTTTAGATGTTGCTCAAAGAGCACAGCCTGATGTTATCTGTCTTGCGGGAGACCTCTTTGATCTTCCAGAGTTTGGTAAATACACAATTGACCCAAGAGAATGGAATGTAGTCAGCAGAATTGAATTCGTGCATAAGAACATTCTTGAGCCGATGCGAAAGGTTGCTCCGAACTCTCAGATCGACTTAATTGAAGGAAATCACGAATGTGTTTCTCTCGATACTGAGGTTCTGACTGATCACGGCTGGGTCAAGGCTCCTGATCTTCGCTATGACATGAAGGTGGCAAGTTTCGTTCATTCTGAAGAAACAGATCAGCTTCATTTTGATCATCCGAAAGCATTAGCGGGAATGAAACTTGTGCAGTGTGTTCACGTCACAGGAACTCTGGCCAATGAGCTGATTTCAAAATCTCATAACATCTATATTGACGGCAAACTTCAGCCAGTTAAGAACTTCATTTCAAAGAATGTTCTTCAGAACCGTAAAACAAATTCTCTGAATTTGTCCTTTAATGAGTTGGTTTCTGACGAAGCCATCATTGCTATGGTCACTGGCAAAAGAAAGGTTGACTTCTTGATTCTGTCCAAACTCACTCCGAGACAGTTAAAACTTGCAGAAGAACAACTTGAAGAAAGACCCTCTAAACACGGAAGACGTTTGATTGTTAATGACCCTAAGATTGCCGAAGCTCTTCAGTTGTCCTACATCTTCAATGGCGTTCCTTGTGTTTACAAAGAAGTTTGGGAAAGCAAAGGCTTTATAAAGAATTGGTGTTTGGTTCTTTTTACAAACACAAGAACTTCCAAAGCGACAGTCAACATCGAAGAAGCCGACAGACAGACCGTTGTGGCCGTTCAGACTATCGACGGTACTTTGATTACACGACGTAACGGAGTAGTGAATTTCACGGGTAACTGCCGTTTAATTAAACACTTGGCAGAAGCAACACCTGCATTAAGAGCGGTGTTGTCTGATCTTCACGGTTTTACCATTCCGAAACTTCTCGGACTGGATAAGTACGAAGTCAATTACATTGCAAAAGCGGATTTACGGGCTTGGAGCAAGCGTGATGAAGAAAAAGAGATTGCAAATAACTACAAGGTTTATTACGACAGTTTCTTAGTACATCATCTTCCTCAAGCTCGGAATATGGGAATGCCGGGATGTCACGGGCATCACCATAAACACATAGTTTGGAGTTCATTTTCTCCGACCTATGGCACATTCGAGTGGCATCAACTTGGTTGTGGACACAAACGAAGCGCAAGCTATTGTGAAGGAGAACGCTGGGGATTGGGTTTTGGCTTAGTGCATATCGACACTCAGACCAAAGCCACAAACTTTGAGTACATCCCTGTCACTGACTTTGCTATGGCTGGCGGTAAGTTTTATCAGCGTGATTTTGCAACCGAACCTCAATACTAATAATGACAAGAAGAAAAGAACAACCGTCGATAGAAGACCTTGGCAGACCCGACGTTAAACCGATCGAAGGTAAAACCGAGACTCAAAAGCGTTACATCAACGCCATTAAAAACTTCAAGCTGATTTTTGCAACGGGTTCTGCTGGCACGGGGAAAACTTGGCTGGCTACAGCTTTGGCCGCTCAAGCATTGTTAAACGACAGAACAGAGGGGATTATTCTTACACGACCCGCAGTTGAAGCGGGTGAGAGCTTAGGCTTTCTTCCAGGCGAAATTGAAGAGAAGTTTGAACCTTATCTTCAGCCCTTTAAGCAGGTTCTCTATGAACGTCTTGGTAAAGGTAAAGCCGAGTACATGATTAAAGCGGGCAAGATCAAAGCGATACCGCTGGCGTATCTTCGTGGTCTGACATTCAAAAATTGCTTTGTAATTTTGGATGAAGCTCAGAACACTTCTCCGACACAGATGAAGATGTTTTTGACTCGTATTGGCGAAAACTGCACGGTAGTAGTTAATGGCGATACGTCTCAGCAGGACATTAGAGGTGAGTCGGGCTTAACCGATGCTATTGAACGACTAAGCTACATTCCGAGCGTCAAGATCATTGAGTTCAAAAAAGAAGACATTGTTCGGTCAGGTTTGGTGCAGGAAATTGTGGAGGCTTATGAACAGCCAAAGAAGGATAATCGGCCTTTAAAAGAGTACAAACGCTTCTACGAACGTAAGGAATATCCAGCTACTCCATATATCCCTAATATCTCGCCAAATCCTTACGACCCTCCGTTGGGCGGTTGGACGTGCGAAGCAATAGCGAAAGAAACGATAAAGAAAGAGGTTAAAACAGCCGAAGATCGGCTTAATGACAGCGAAAGCCCGTTCAGTCGGTTCTTTCAAAATCACATCAAAAATCTAAGTCTGTAAACCGAAACTTGATTCATCACCCCGCCAGCATTCAGCTTGGCGGGTTTCTTTTTCTCAAACTCTCAACGAAGCTCTCACCCTTATAATATATATAAATAAGAAATTACTTAATTTAAAGAAACATAAATAGGTGAGAGCAGGAGCGAAAACAATGATTCAAACGTTACTTCCTACTTGGTTGCAGACTACCTTCGGAGTGGACAAGTCCCTCGAAGAATGTGAGATTTTAATGATCTCTTCTTTTACGCCCCTTCAAAGGGCGAATGAAGCAGGGCTGTTCCGCTCGAAGTGGTTTGACTACCGTCGGCTCCATCCGATTCAAGCCGATTATTACTTTGCGGGTCAGTACAGAGAGCTTGCGGTTCGTTGGTTAGAGTTTACCGAAGGGAAGGCCTCAAGTCGCTATAGAAAGGGCGCAAGAACCGACTTTCTTGCGTCTAGGGAGAAGGTTTGCGTTAATCAGCTAAGAAGATGCGCTGATTCGATTGGATGCGAATACAGAGCGTTTTTAGAGGTTTTAGAAGGGTGTCTTAAAGAACTGCACAAACTCGAAGGAAAGTATTACCCAAGACCCGCTCAGTTTCTACAGTTGGCAAAAGATAAAGAACTGATGAATGCGATCAAAAGGGATTTTTGGCTGGGCGATGAAACGTTCTATGCAAAAGACCCGTTCTTTTCTCCTGCAAGATTCGTCGGAACCGCCGATCAAATTGCTTATGAAAATTATCTTGTTTCTCGGGTCAAACGTACCGTTTCTAACTTTCAAAGAGAACTGCTTCTTGGAACGATGATGTACAAACACAATGCGCTGAGAATCGAAAAAGCATTGCAAGAATTCGGGTTAACGATAGTACAAAACGCACAACGAACCTTTGTTTAAATAATAAGTAGGTAACTACTTAAGATATAATGTCTGTCATCAAAAAATGAGAAGAATAAATGACTGAAGAGGTAATCCCTACAACAACAGCAGACGGTACACCCATCAAGTACGAATTCGATGAAAAGTTTCAGAGAGCTTTGGTGGTGCTGGCGTTGCGCGACATCAATTTCATGCGTCGAGCAGACAGTCTGTTGTACCCACAGCACTTCGATTCCAATGCGAACGCAGTGCTGTGCAAGATGGCTAAGGATTACTACAGCAAATACAAAGCCCCGTTAGACGGCTCAATGCTCAAAGAAGTATTGAACGACTACAAAAAAGCGAAAATCTTAAAAGAGTCGGATTTACGAGAGATCATTCCCGTTCTTAAGGAAGTCTATACAAATTCGACACCTCTTCCTCCTTCAGAGCCGATCATTGACAAACTCGGAGAGTTTGCTCGAAGCAGTGCGGTTACCTGCGCCATTATGAAATCGGTCGATCTCATTGAAAAAAGAGATTGGGGAAAGATTGAAAAGAGCTTAAGAGACTCTCTTTCTGTTGGGGCTGAAGACGATACTTCTACTTACGACTATTTCGCTGAAATCGACAAACGTACAAAAATCAGAGAAAACGAATTAGCGGGTCTCATGCCTCCTAGAGGTATAACGACAGGCTGTAAACAGCTTGATGACGTTTTGTATCGAAAAGGTTGGGGGAGAAAAGAGCTTTCATTGATTATGGCTCCAGCTAAGGGCGGTAAATCGATGGCGTGCATTTACTTTGCTAAGGGAGCTTGTATTCATGGTCACAATGTGTTGTATGTAACGCTTGAAGTTGCGACTGATATTGTTTCGGCCCGTTTAGACGCTTGCGTTACTGATACTGAAATGCGGGAGTTGACAAATAAGTCTAGCGAAGTTAAAAGACGTGTCGAAGGAGTGAAGTCTCTTAAAAACAGAGGGCTGTTACATATCAAAGAATACCCTTCAGGTTCTTTGAAAGTCTCAAACTTAAGACGTTATCTTGAGTCAGCAAGAAATAAGGGCGTTCAATATGACTTGATCTGCGTTGACTACGCTGATTTGATGGCGCCCGAAGTTAAGTCGCCCAATCAAATTGAAAACTTCAGACAAATTTACGTTGATCTGAGAGCTTTAGCTTTTGAGTACAACTGCGCGATTTTGACCGCAACTCAGACGAACCGAGAGGGCGCAAAAGCAAAAGTTGCTGAGATGACACACGTTGCGGAAGACTTCAACAAGATCAGAACCGCTGACATTGTGATTTCAATTAACACAACAAAAGAAGAAAGATTAAAAGGTGAAGCTCGGTTGTATTTCGTTGCCAGCCGAAACCAAGAGTCTGGAATCACGTTAAAGATCAAACAAGACATTCCCAAGATGCAATTTATTTCGGGTTTTATTGGGTTTGAGGGCGAAACTGCTTCAACTTCTACAGACCCTACAACGGGAGTAGCTGGAATGCCCGAAGACGAAGAACATTAACCGTCATAAGGAGACGACTATGTTTCATAAATGGAGATCAATTGAGAACTATGAGCGTATCGATAAAGAGCTTTTAGAAGACTCTCAGTGTGATTTTTTTTACGTGACTGAGAAATTGGACGGCTGTAACGTCTGTATTTGCAATAAACGTGAAGTCATTGACGAACTTAATTGGCACGAAAGCTGGGTTGTTCGTTCAAGAAACGGAGGAGATTTTTCTGAAAACGCTGATGTTAAAGTTGCGATGAAGAAGATCGAGCCGTTTTTGGATTTCATTAGAGATACTCTTCGGTATGATTGGAATAGAGATTTTCGTGAGATCGTCATCTACGGTGAGCTAATCAACAGTAAACTTCTTCACCGAATTTGGTACGGAGATAAAACTCCTCAGATCAGACTTTTCGGACTTAGCTATCTTTATCCGACATTAGAACGCTGGATTGACAGCACAATTGAAGGCCTTTTCAGGTACGCTCGTTGGTACGAAAGTACAACCAATCTCGATACTCAGCAGTATTTTGTACCAATCATTGGTGAAAAGAATCCGTTTTGCGGCAATCGAGCAATAAGTCGTCTTTATGAAATCGACATTGACAAATTGCCAAAGAAAAGCAAGCTGTCAGTTGACGGGTCTCTCGAAGGTTACGTTCTTCATAACATTGATTGGAAAGGTTGCAAGACCCTCCCGTTTATCAAATGGAAAACTAAAGAGTTCTCTGAGTGTATCGAAGGTTATTCTTCAAGAAGAAGCGCTGAAGTTACTGATCAAGAACGTGAGATCGGAAGAATTCAAAAAGACTTTGCACGCTACTTTACATTGAATCGAGCTTACTCAGTTCTCTCTAAACACTCTGATGTTTCTATAAAAGATTTGTCCGCATTGTGCAGAGAGTTTTTCGATGACGCAAAAGAAGATTATCTGAAAGATCATCCTGAATTAGTCGGTCATCCAGACGAAAAGAAAATGTTCAAGGGTTCGTCTTCGGCGTTCTTGCTTCTAAAAGAGGCGATGAAAAATGTACAACAGTGACTTAGCCGACGCTATTGAATCCCTTGATATTGAGTATTGGCTTGATAGAGAAGGGATTCAATACCGCAAAACAACGGGTTCTCATGGCGTTCAGTTAAACGTTAAGACTTGCCCTGTCTGCGGTGGTGGAAACTGGAAAGTTTATTTGAACGCCGAAACGGGTCTTGGCAACTGCTTTCATGGTGATTGTCAAGCTAAGTTCAATAAGTGGAAATTCATCAGTGCTTATTTAGGCAATCTTTCTAAGAGACAGGTTGTTGATCACATCAAAGCTGTCTCTGAAGAAACAGGTTGGAGACCTAAGAAAGAAGTTAATCACGCTCAAGAGAATGCATTTGAAAACACTCGGTTCTTTATGCCCGAGATGATTGACATTGCAGATGCTATAAGAAAGCACGGCAGTGGTTTTAGAAGCGCCAAATATCTCTATGACCGAAACATCGCTTTTGAGTCAATTGAATATTTCAAACTCGGAGACTGTCTAACAGGTTACTTTCAATACCGCAAAGCTGACGGCAATATCGGTTATCAAGACTATTCGGGAAGAATCATTATTCCGATCTTTGACATTGACGGAAAGACGGTGACTTTTCAGGGAAGAGACTATACGGGAGAAAGTCCGAAACGTTATTTGTTCCCGCCTGGACTAAATGCGACGGGAACTCTCTTCTATAACGGTTGGAACTTTGATGGTCATGATCAGATCGTGATCGGCGAAGGAGTTTTCGATTGCATTGCAATCAGACAGGCTTTCAAGAAAGAAACTGCACTGAACAAAGTTCTTCCAGTCGCTTCATTCGGAAAGCACATCTCGTTGAGTAGCGGAGGGCAGATTGATTACCTCAAAAAACTGCGTGATAAAGGGCTTAAAGTCTGCACATTCATGTGGGACGGAGAAGTTGAGGCTTTAAAAGACGCCGTGAAAGCCGCTTTAGAGGTCGCAAAGCTAGGATTGACGGTGCGTGTCGCTACTTTGCCGAAAGATCGAGACCCTAACGAATGCACACCCGAAGAAGTTATCAAAGCATTTTGGGAGGCAGTACCTATCAACAGATTGTCAGCAATCAAATTCCTGCTTTCTTTAAATTAAAATATAAGTAGTTAACTACTTATGAAGGTAATTATGAATTTCGACAACATCAAATTTGACGGTGAGTCGATAAATCAGAAGATAGATCGAGAATTTAACGACCACACCCCAAGTGAATACGGCATCATTTCCTACTGCGGTTTTGACAGATCAAGCTGGGAATCAAGAATGATGTTTCAAGAATTGAGAAAAGCAGAAAAAAGGGAGAAAAAAGAAAATGGAAAACGTCACTAAGATTACAGACAGCGATGTTTTGAAAATCAATCAGATTTTTGATTCATTAGCAGAAAACGGCTCAAGAAAAGTTAAAGAAGAGATTCTGAAAAACAACTACAGCTATTTACCGTTGTGGCAAGTTTTTAATCTGTCTTTAAATCCGTTCTTCAACTATTACAACGTCTCTGAACATTTAATTCCTGAAGAAGAGTCAGACAAGATTCATGGTTATTCTATTGACGATATTTGTTCAAGAATTAACAACGGTGAAATCAATCTGAACACCGATGACGGAGTAAAACTTTTCTCTGCTCTTTATTGGGGTAGTTCGAAAGAAGCTCAGAGAATCTTAAAAGGAATTGTCGATAAAGACTTGCGTGTCGGAGTTGGAGCGAAAACTCTGAATAAAGTGAAAGCTCACGCAGTTTCAATTATTCCTTATATGCGTTGCAGTCTTCCGTCTCAAGTTCCTTTTGAAAAGATCAATTGGGGTCAGGGCGTCATTGCTCAAGAAAAATGCGACGGTATGTTTATTAACGTGAACAACACCGACAAGGGTCTTGAGATGTATTCCCGCACTGGCAATAGATTCAAGTACGAGCTTTTATTCCCTGATGTCCCTCAAGAAGTTCTGATTCTCGGTCTTGTTAAAGACTCTCAGTCTCATGGAGAGTTGCTTGTCTTCAATGAAAAAGACGATACGGTTCTGCCAAGAGAAGAAGGTAACGGCATTTTGAATTCTGTTCTCTCTGGAACTGCAATGCCGAAAGAGTATTACGCTCGTATTGTCATTTGGGATTCTGTTCCGCTTGATTATGCTCTCGAAGGTATTGAGTGCAAGATTGGCTATAAAGATCGTTTTTTGAAGATGACTGCCGAATATAAGGCGGCTCTTGCTTATCTTACCGAATTGCCATTCGAGCATGACTCTGAAGATAAAGCTAATCACTTTGTAAGACATCTTCAGATTGTATCTACTAAGAAAGTTCATAACTTCGCTGAAGCTCAAGAGTTCTATTCCAGTATGCTCAAGCAAGGAAAAGAAGGTGCAATTCTCAAGACTTTTGACGGCACTTGGAAAGACGGCACTTCTAAATGTCAGATCAAAATGAAGCTCGTTGTTGACTGCGACTTAAAGATCGTCGGTTACGAAGAAGGAAAGGGCAAGTACGAAGATTCAGTCGGTTCAGTAGTAGCTGAAACAAGCGATGAATTGCTTCAGGTTTCCGTCTCGGGTTTTGATGACGCAACACGACAGCTCATTCACGAAAACCGAGAAGGTTTAATTGGAAACGTCATTACCGTTCGGTTCAACAACATCATGGAGCCGAAAGAAGAGGGCGAAAAATACTCTCTGTTCTTACCGAGATTTGTTGAATTCAGAACCGATAAAACAGAAGCCGATTCTTTAGAGCGTGTAAAAGAACAACTTCAATCAGCTATTAAGAATGCTTAAAACAGGAAAAGATATGAATAAAGATACAGAAAAAGATATGGTTCTTTCCATTAACGCATCTGCCGAATTTCTTGGCATGAGTCGCTCCACTTTTTGGCGAAAAGCTAAATCTAAAGGTTTTCCTTCAAAAGTGGTAATTAACGGTAAAGCTGGTTATTTGCCTGAAGACTTAGTTCAATGGCGTTACAAGTATAAAGTAAGCCCAAAAATTAGCGAGTTGGGCGAACATAGCCTTGATTATCTTGGTAAGGCTCTTTTTTTGTTTGAAGGGTACAAGATTGGTCGTGCTTGTGTTGCAAACCAAGCCCACGCAAAAGGGAAAAGTACGCTAAAAGCAGAAAAACAGTTTGATACAGCATTTAAGAAACTAAAAGAGTCTTATTTGAAGGTTGCTCCAAAGGGATTAGATGACGACAGCGTTGATCGTAGTAGTAGCGCATGGAAAGACTTCGTTGAAGCTAAAAAGGAAATCATCAATATCGTGTGGCCTGAAATCGGTGTCGATGATTTTACGGAAGAAGAAATTTTAAACTTTTAACTAGCAATCAGCGATTAAGAGCGCTTAATGGAAAAAGAAGAAAAGAAAGAACCCGAAGAGAAGAAAGAATTTAGCGACGAAGTTCAAGCACTTCTTGCAATTGATAGAAACTTAAAAATCAGCAAAAGAATGCTTTTGATATTTATAATTTCCTCGCTTATATTTTGCGGTGAAATTAAATATTGGAGCTTCGTCGTTTTATTTAACTTAGCTTTGTATTTGCTGGTAGAAAACTTTAAAGCAAGGGTTAAAGAAGAAATGTATTCTTCGGTCAGATTTCAGTACGAAGTCAATAATCGAATTTGCGTTTCTAAAGAGACTTTAAATAATGCCTTTAGAGTTGAAGTTTCTCATTATTACCGAGACTTGGTTAAACAGAATGAAGAGCTTTTGAAGTTTAAAAAACAGTCTCAAAAAACAATGATGAATTTGAATTTAGAAAATCAGGCATTGTTTGAAGAACTAAGTAAAAACAACTAAAGGAAACGGGGCGAAGGCCCCGTTAATTTTATTTACTGTATTTAGAAAATACTTCTTTTCGTTTTCTTTTGTGAAAAGAAGTATTTTTTAGTATTGGAATATCTAGATTAAAATCTATCTTCTTAATCCATTCATACATCTTATCTAATTGTGTTTTCTCGCCATAAACATCAATCGTAATAACTCCAGAAGAATGACCGACAATTGATTGTCTTATTTCAAGGGGCGTATCTAATCGTTGTAATTCTGTAATAAATGTGTGTCTAAAGCTATGTAGAACTTTTCTTCGTGTACCATCAGGGGAAATGTTTAACTTTCTTAAAAATTTCCCAAACCAAACACTAATATTATTGGATGGTCGATTTATATATAAAGAAGAATTATCAGGAAATAAGTTTTCGTATCCTTCTGATTTAACTTGTTCATAAAATTGTTTAAATCCGAGTTCTAAGATTTTGGGATGAATTGGTATCTTTCTAATAGATGATTTGTTCTTGATAAGTTTGTCGTCTAAGTTATTGATATTGATATAAGAAATATTTTCATTGAAAACGACATCATTTAGATGAAGCTGAAGAATTTCAGCGATTCTGGCGCCTGTATATAAGGCCAAAACACATGACCAATAATGATAGCTTAAAAACTTAGAACCTTCGATAATTTCATTTGAAAATATTTTTTGTAGATCACCTCTTGTGAAATTTGCGTAATTATTAGAGTTCATTGATCTCGGTGGCTGAGGATATAAATCTGAAGTTATAGGATTTCTATCAAGTAAATCTTGATTGACAAGATAACTAAAATATCCTTTTAGTCGTGCAATGAGATTTTTAGAAGTATTATAACTTCTAGGCTGTTTACCTTCTTTTAAGATCGTCTGAATGGTTTGTTTATTGTCATAACTATTAGGAAGAGCAAATATAATCCTTACTACTTGTTTAATGAATTTTTGGTTAATATCTGAGAGACGATTTTCTCCCATAATTATAGAAAATTCATTAAAAGAATAATCAATTGACATTATTGTTTGCGGGGAATAATTCATTTTTTTTAAATGCTTTAAATAGTCATTTTTTCTTGAAAGAATTAGTTCAGAATCAAAGATTTCAATTGTTTGTGTTGATGATTTGGAATTAGATTCCCGTTTAAGCTCCTTGATAGCGCCGACAACTTCTTGAGTTTCGCCCTCAAAAGTCATTTTCATATCGCCGATCGTTACACTTGCCATAAAGTTCAGACATAAGTCAGTTGTTTTGGCTGATGTTTGTCGAAACATAATTTTTTTGTTTTCCTGTCTAGCATTCATAACTAAGTAACTACTTAATTGTATCAGAGGAGAGGCTTTAATAATTGCCTCTGTCACTGACTTAGTTCCGAGCGAAACTAGAAAATCTCTGGCCGAGTTTTCGGCTTTTACGTCCTTCGGTATAGTTTTACGGAAGTAGAAGTAACCGTTCTTTCTTTTAACAACGCTTCTCATAATTTTCGTGGCAATGTTCGTGGCAATTCAAAAACTGAAGAACTAAATTTGAGAATTATTTAATTAAAACAAAGAGATACCGTTTTCATTTAGCAATTGAGTTGAGATTACGTTCTGCCGAGCAAGTCGGCCGTAATTTCAAATTTAGATTGGAGCGCTCGGGATTGATTCTTCGAGCGCCTTTTTTTGTCTGAGGTGCCTTAAACCAGTCGGCATTTTTTCCGCACAAAATAAAACCTCTGCAACGAAATCGAAGCAGAGGTCCTTGGGATTATTTTGGTTTGTTAAGGAGATTGTATTAGTACGTAAAAGCTTTGACTAGAGTAATAACACCTAGAGGAGTGAACTATTTTAGGCAAATAGCTGAAAAATTATTCTTATATAGGGTTTTTATCTAGTACCTTGTAACAATAATATTTTCGCTTAAAGCTCCGGGTATAAGTGTCGGAGCTTTATGCGAGCGTCGCCAGTTGTAAATTG